TCTACTTTGAAACATATCTACCTGAGTATGCTGCCATATATGATAAGTTACCTATCAGTGCATTCGTCAGTCGCCCCGAGACACCTTCTCCTGATATGGATTTACCTAACTTACAGTTCTGGAATTGTATGGACTATGGGGTAACTGCTATATGTAAACAATTTATAGGGAGTATGGATTATGAGATATACAGTAGAGATTATGGGAATATGCATGGTAAGTACGTTGTTACACTGGATAATTATCATGAGGATATAGATAGAGTCGATTACAGCACTGCTGAGACTCCTGCTGAACACAAGAGTCATAACTTAATAGAACTTGACAATGGTCAGTTTGCATTGTATCCTAATAACAGGTTAAGGATATATGATAACTCTCTTACACCTAAGAATCCTAAGATGCCAGATTTCAAAGTGTCTACTAGGGTATTCAGTGTAGAGAGAGGACACATGGAACGCTATGGAGACACCGATGACTACCACTATGGACTACGAGAGACCGTCAATGGAGATGATGAGGAAGACATACTCGCAGTGGGTGGATAGACCATGGATTAAGGAGAAGATGAAGGTTGGTGATTGTTATGGTATATGCATGGAGTTCTATGATAAGTTCTTTGATTTAAACCTGAGAGACTATCCAAACATTAATAGGAAGGCATTGTTTATGCCTGAGTTTATCGCTGATCAGGCAGACCGATGGGAGGATGGTGTAATACATGTTTATGAGGGAGATAGGGATGTACCACCACCTAGTTTAGATGATCTGATGTTCGGTGACATGATGGTCATGAAACTGTACTTAAATCCCCTACAAGGCGGTTATGCGAGTAAGGATGGGCGAATGTGTAACCACAGTGGCATTTACTTAGGACATGGTTATATGCTCCATCATGCATGGTTAGATCCAAGTAACATAGTAGACTTAAAGATTGATGGGTATTTGCTAAGGGCGGTAGAACTTGTTCTCAGATCCCCACATGTTGCAAACTATACAAATCCTATATAATGATGACACACATTTGTAACAATATGAGTAGACGATTCACATTACCTGTTGAGGTTGATGATTTCGGTGACATGTCGATAACATTCCCAGCAGAGTTAATGACTGAATTGGGATGGTACGAAGGAACCGAGATAGAATATACTGAGGAACTCGATGGGTCGATTATATTAAGAAAAGCAGAAAAATAACCCCTTGACATTATGAAGAGCGTGAATCAACAGATGCAATGGTTCGGAGTCGAGTCATGTGCAGGACGAGTAAAATACGATGATCCAAGAATGTATCATTTTAGGAGTTGGGAACCTCAGACTCCTTTTGCTCCAAGGTTCGATTGCCCGATGTGGTTAGATCAGGTAGAACCAGAAAAATGTAAAAAAATCCTAGAACAATGGGAAGAAGAAAAACGTCCGTGGGCGACGTATAACTTCTTTGACGAGCAAATAGAAAATAACCTCTTACCTGAGATCCACTTGATGACTGGGGCATTCTGTGATATACTTGAAGTAGAAATGCCTGAGAAACTATGGATTCGTGGTTGGATTCATAAACTTACTGTCGGGCAACACTTACCAACTCATCATCATAGTATTCATGAGAATACTTTCTTGTCAGGTAATATGTTACTTACACATAGTAAGACACCTACTGAGTATTACATTCCTGGATACTCTCTATATGGTGGCAACCTAACTCCTGCCCCTATCCCTGGTATGACTACGATCTTTCCTTCTTGGGTAGAGCATAAAGTAGGTACAGTCAGTGAAACAAGGATTGCTCTGGCATGGGACATATATACACAGGAAGCAATGGACTACTGTAAGAAGAGTTCACCTTCTAATGAAATGATGATGTCAATTCCTTTTGAATAATGAATGAAGAGTTCCTAAACGCTTATAAAGAACACATGGATATGATCTCCAAGGCATTGGAGAATCTTGCTGCTCGTATACAGACAATAGAAGGTGCTATGGGTAAGATGCCCCCACCAGGGTCAGATATGATAAAGTACAAACCAGATGGGTATGAAGATCACCTCAATATGAAGGAACTTTTAGATGATATCTATATGAAGATAAATATGTTGGAAGACCGTGTTGATAATCTTTAATGGCAATATACATCCTCGAAACAGGTAGAGGATTCCCAAACGTAGATGCAGGAGGCGAATATCAACAGACATGGGAACGACCATCGTCTAGTAGATACAAGTCACATAAGTTTCATTCGGGACCTGGCACCAACTACAACATAACCTTCAATGACGATGGACCTGGGTCCAGTATCTTCGGTCAGGACAAGGTGTATTATATTGGGGAGACAGAAGAGATATGTGTAGGTAACTGTGATAATGAAAGAGTAGGGATCTATCGCTTCTATCGTTCTGACGGTGGTAACCAAGATCACAAGTTTGTTCCTCAGAATGCACTCAGATATCCAGAGGACTTCCCTGGTGCCACCAGAGGTAATAGAAGAAACTTAACACATTCATATAACAAAGAACCAAGGAACGGTCAAGCAGTATTCTACATGGCACGCTCGAATGTGCCTGGTACGACACAACTATATCATTGGTATAACGCAACTTTAAAAGATAGTGCACTCAGTACATCAACTTCATACCTAAGTGGGTATGTCAATGTAGGCACAGTTGGATACATTTACACATCTGCATCAAATGCATCGACCTATGCTGACACTGGTGAGACAGCAGTGCCACTATATGAGTATTATAAGAATAGAAACAACAGTTCACGAGATCACTTTTACACAGCAGACACTACAAGAGAAGTAAATTTACAGGCAAATGTTCCAGGAGTACCTAACTCACCACAACCTCGTGATCAAGAGTACACATATGTGGGTATTGTAGGGTATGTCTTTAAAGAAGATCTAGGACAAGGTAACAGAAAGACAGTAGAAGGTGTAGGAATCATAGGACCGACTGGTTATGGTAGTCCAGTATCCTATGGAACAAGATCAGGATGGTATAATTGGGACGCAACTGGTGCTGGAATCTATACTCAGCAGAATTATGAGTATCAATATGATGCAAATTCTGGTCCACTCAACCCAACTCCGACTCAAAGACGTAATAATCGTTGGAGTGGAACTCCTTCTACCTCTGCATTTCCTAATTTTGGTTGGGGAGATCCAACTCTCTGCCCAAATTTAAACACAGATGCATTATTTGAGTGGGTCTATGGTAAAAGTGGAGCAGTCAAAGCAGCAGTTCCAAGATATTTGGAGTTTCATACTCTCTTTGACAGTCAATTTACCTATTATGTGTACGATACTTCCTATCCATGGAAGGGTCCGATCTTCGGAATCCAGTATGCGACCTCAGATCGTAACTGTGGACCCAACCAAGAGGTCAATGATGACTGTATTTTAAACGAAACACTCCTTAATATTGATTACTACTCTCATTTTTATGAAATTAGAGAGGATTCTTGGAAGACTACACGTTCTAAGATGGCAATTACAGGTGCACCTGGTGGAACTGGGGTCAATGAGTCGTTCAAAACTGTCGACACAGACACAAAACGTATACTTTTCCGTTACACATCCCGATTTGGTGACTCATTTAGCGTAGGTGACACCGTAAATGGGTGGGAAATTAGTGAAGTTGCATATTTTGGCAACAAACTAAGAGCAGGATATCTAGAATTGAAGGGTGATGGCAAGAAATTTACCTATCAACAGGTCATAACTGCGAATGGAGAGAACGGAAAAGAGGCACAAGTCATATGTGGGTATGGAATACAGGACAAAGCGGGGTTCTTTGGAGTATATGAGTTCCCTAAACGTGTATCTTACTACCGAGTTGAGATAGATAAGACCGCATTAGTCAGTAAACAGTCGATTGATATCGCAGATGTGGAGTGTATCGTCAATAAGAACGGAGAAATTCAGTCAATTCAGATAATCAATGGTGGAAGAGGGTACATAAATCCAAAAATTGTTATAGAAGAACCCGCACAACTCACAGAAGGTGGTGCGATGGACAATGTAAAAGAGAATATGAGGCAATTAGATGGTTGGGAAGGTGCATCTTTGCGTTCTCCTACCTCTACATTAGACAATCCTGACGGAACTAAGCACAATTTTACCTTCAATACGATCAAAGAGAACCAAAAAGACTCGGAAAGAAGCATAGAATCCGATATGAACGAGCGTGAAGCGAAGGTTCCTTATGGAAAAGACTCAAATACACAGATTGTTGGCGCGGATGATGAACCAGATGTGGATGAACAGAGCGTAACTATGAACGATAGATCAAAAGTAAGGACAATCAGTGCGGAACATAGGAGGAAAGGTAAGTTCAGACAGGCAAAAGTGGAGATTTTATCCCTAACTGCCGACGGAGCGATAGATGAAATCGTGATTAGAGACCGTGGATTTGGTTATGACACCGATCCTAACCGCAAACCAAAGGTTTGGATCATCCAAACAGAGGATGAACAGTATAAAATGCGTGGTCCTAATACAAAACAACAGCAAAAAGGGTTCAAGAATACCGTAGACGCTAATCAGAAGACCGAAGACCTTACTGAAAGGATGCGTGGAACTGGTGTAGAACCCTCACAGGGGTCACAAGAGGTCACTGGTATCAAAGGAGAGGTGCGTACAAAGAGTGGAGCGAAGGAAAATCAACTTTCTATCATGGATGATGGTGTCATGGGATCATTTGAGAGCATGATGGAAGGGTTTACTGCCGAATATCCCACTGGATACATCAAGATGACCAGTCCTGATGACGTTGAGAAGACTAAACTCTGCAATAATTTACCAGCAGGGTGTGTAAACATCGAAATGCCATCAGTTGTGGGTAAAGCATTGTTCCCAGTAGAGACTGTACAGGGGATTATAGAGGTCAATAGCAGTTTTAAGAGTGTAATGGAGAATCAATACCCAGAAATGAAACGTGGTGCAACCACATCTGACGAGTCTACGACCTCTCTGAGCGATTTGTACGGGTGGAACAGTGGTGATGAGTGTATTTCCATAGCCCAACCCAAGTTTAAGACCGTTACACGTCTCCAAGACCTACCTTGTCCCTATGTTGATGAAGATACTGGTAAGAATTTTGGGTGGATGATCTACAAATACTGTGCAGCAGAGGGTGACAACGCATCATTTAAGGTTTCTTTGTCTGTTGAGGGCAAAACAACAGGTCCACAGGGTGAAGCATTCATGGAATTCATGCAAAAGTTGGCAAGACCCCAAGTTCAACCGACTAGACCTGTCATTGATAGTGGAAATAAGAAGAAAATGTGGAGATGTACTCGTCAAAACATTGAAGGAAGGTGTTATTGGGCACCTAGCGGATCGGATGACGTAGTTTTCGTACCAGTTGGACTTGATGAGAACACTTTTAACTGGGATGCGGGTAATTTTTCGGAAGTACAGCAACTTCAACTCTGGTTAGGCAACAATTTTGTTCATTCTACTAAGAGTATAAGTGGATCTGGTAATAATTTCAACCAAACGTCCAACGTAATATCGGTTTCTGCGCTTTCTAATGGAGTTCCACCTAATGAATGTTGGGATACATACCTTAGACACGGTAATAATGCTAACGGAGTGCTAGATGTTTACTCTGCGTACTACAATAACAACAATACGCAAGGTAAAACACCAGGAGGAGGGTACTGGACGAGTAGCGGACTGTACAATGGGTACACTTGCGGGTCTAATCCATGTGGAGGGAGTTATAATTACTCATACGGAACACCTGGATTCAATAATAACAACGCTTGCGGTCTTGAATTCGTTAATGACATCTCTATTGCTGTTGATCCGCGTATGTTTACGCAACTTGGTATGCGTATGGGACCATATACAGGAACCGTGAACGTGAAAAACTGGAACACGGGCTCTAACATCGCATTTGGGCAAGCAGTGCAGAATATGGGCAACCCATTTTTCGCAGAATGTGAAGGAGAGGCATTTGGTCAGTCTCCTGCACAGATAAATCCACAACCTCCACTAAGAAGACGTCGAGTTCACAAAGCGTCGCATGATCCAGGTGATGCTGAACTGTTAAAATCACAAGCACGCGATATTAACGACCTAGAATTTGAGGATGACTCATGGAGAGAAAATTATGACCCTGATTTTGACTATGAAGCAGAAATAGCGAACAATCCAGTTTCTGATTTCTCAACTAACCCTATAACGGACATGACACAATAATGGCAGCAGGAGTTTTACTACCAGTAGCACCTATTACAGGTTTACCTTGCTCGGGACATGGTATTTGTATCCCAAGTACGGTTCACTCTGTGCAATCTTGTGGTTCACCACCTATTCCTTACACTATTAAGATAAAAGAGTGGACATGTTGGTGGCCACCCACTCCATTGGTGCCTTTCGGACCACTTAGTCCATTGAAAGCAATGGTATTGACCAATGGATTGCCTACAATGACATTTGGTGATAGATTCATACCACATATTTCACCATGTACCAATATTATCATCTATATGTGCCCATGTGGTAAATCTTTATGTCCAGTTCCGACTCCAATCCCTTGTAGTATACTTACAACCGAAGATATGGGTGGTGTAGGTCATATAAGAATCTTATTTGCAACCTCTTTGACTGTATATGTTACCAAGTTGCCAATCGGACGTGTTCTAGACCCTCTGGGGGTAGGTACGTTGGCATATAGTTATCCATGTAACAGTGTGGTTGCATATGGGTCACCAAATGTGCTATCATCATAGAATATTCAATTTTTAAGTTATGCCAGTCAGAACAAAGACAGGAAATTTCGGATCTCAGGTAGTTTCGGACACAATCCCAAAAAAGACAAGACAGGGTGCGTCACAAAACACAAAAGTTAGTGCTACATCGAGAAATAAGGCGAAAAAGAAGTATAGAGGGCAAGGTCGCTAAAACTGCTATAAATAAAACTGTAACGACTAAATAATCGTAATGTCGACATACAGATTCCGATCAGAAAAGTTCTTATCTCGTGGATTCAAAGATTTAGCGATTTCTTTTGAGGCAAATCCTAATACTAATGACTTCTCAGCAGTAACAAACGAAAATGCTATCAAGCAATCGATTCGGAACCTTGTATTGACAAGTTTTGGTGAAAGACCTTTCCAACCGACCATTGGGTCAAGAGTGAGAGGTCTATTATTTGAACCGTTTGATGTTTTCATGTCAGAAGACTTGAAAGATGAAATATCAAACACAATAGAACGATTAGAACCAAGAGTAGAGTTGGTTAACGTTGACGTGAGACTTTCTGAGGATGAACATAGTATAGACGTTGGTATTGAGTATGCCATCGTTGGACAACCGCAAACACAAGTGGTTGAATTCCTTTTAGAGAGAACATAACATGCCTGCCACCCCATCGAATCTAACGTCATTAGATTTCTTCGAGATAAAGGAGTCCATTAAGTCATATCTCAGAACAAGAACTGAGTTTAGTGATTATGACTTTGAAGGATCTAGTGCATCGTACCTAATAGACACATTAGCGTACAATACTTATTACAGCGCATTCACCGCTAACATGTCGATGAATGAAGCGTTTTTAGAATCAGCGACGGTAAGAGATAACGTTGTAAGACTTGCAAAGCAGTTAAACTATACACCTAGATCAATAAAGGCAGCAAAAGCATGTGTTCGTATTACTGCACAGGCAGCATTATTACCTGGTGCTCAGAGTTACCCTGATAGTATCATTATTAAGAAGGGTGATGTGTTTATATCTGAGATCAATGGTGAGACATTTACATATGCTCTTACAAGAGACACACAAGCAACAGTTGACCAAACTACTGGATTAGCAACATTCTCACAACTCGTAATCTATCAAGGTAACTTTGTTACTTTCAATTATACAGTTGATGATACTGCTAGGGCAAACTATGTAATTCCTGCTGAGGGAGTTGATACTGAGTTACTTACAGTATCTGTAAAACCAAATGAACAGTCTGCTGAAATTGATGAATACTCTCTATCATCAAACGCAACAGCATTGACTGCAACTTCTCGTGTTTACTTTTTAGAAGAGACAGAAGATCTTAGATACAAGGTAATATTTGGTGATGGAGTTCTAGGACGTAAGTTAATTGATAATGAGTTTATTGTATTAGAGTACATTACTACTGATGGACCAAAAGCAAACGGTGCTAATAAGTTTAGTTTTATAGGTCAAGCAGTAGATGTAACAGGACGTGCTGTGTTACCCTCTCAGATGTCCCTAGCAACGATTGACAGCAGTCAAAGTGGCGAGGAGAGGGAATCTGCTCTGTCAGTTAAGTTTCGCGCTCCTAGGGCATTCTCGACGCAGAACAGAGCAGTTACAGAGAATGACTACGCTCACATTGTTCAAGACATCTATCCCCAGGCAGCAGCAGTAACTGCCTATGGTGGTGAGAAACTCTCACCCCCTGAGTACGGTAAAGTGTTTATCGCAGTTAGATCAAAATCTGGTGTAAACTTAAACACTACAACAAAGAAACGTATTCAGAATCAACTACTTGCATACTCCATGGCGTCGATTCAACCAGTAGTTGTTGATCCACGCATTTTCTACTTGTCACCTAAGATCTATCCATCATTTGATGGTAACAGTACAACAAGGTCTGCTAACGAATTAGGATCTGCTATTTTGAAGTCAGTTGACAAGTTTAACTCACAGAATAGAGATGACAGATTTGGTGGTCGTCTTGAAATGTCAAAATTCAATAGTATGATTGACTCTGCTGATAATGCTATCGCTGGTACAACGACACAGATGACTATTGGTCAGAATTTAGACCAGTTTACATTTGGTAACGTATTTACTCAGTGTCTTGACTTTGGTAATGTCCTAACAGACCCCAGTTCATTAGGTGGTGGTGAAGGTGCTGATTGTGATCCTAAGTTCTCATCTGTTAAGTCTGGTTCATTCTATGCAACTGGTTATACAGAAGAAGTAGCAGACTTAATTGCTGCTGGTGAAGCAGCAGGATCCCTTACGACGCAACAACAGTCAAGTGGTCTTGAATCAGCAGTATTTAATGGTACCCTAGTAGAATCACAAACCTTAGTACCAGTAAATCTTCGTGATGATGGAAAAGGTAACCTATTGATGGTTACTAATAGAAATGAAAAAGAGGTCATCCTTTCTTCATCAGTTGGTACAGTTGATTATGCCACTGGAAAAGTCTGTGCTGGACCGCTAAATATTGCAGATACCCCTGACAGTACAACTCGTGTTCCTATTGTAGTATTACCTGACGGTGATGGACTAACAATCCCACCAGGTGTCGATCCTACGTTATTTGATCCGAAAGTTTATCCTGTTGATTATATTACTAACCCATCAAACGTAAGTGGATTTGATCCTTACAACTTTGGTGGTTGGAACTATGGTGGAAGCACCATAAATACAATTAATTACCCGATAGATGCGTTTACCTATCCAGAAATCGACTCCTGTTTCTAAATTAGATGTTTGCTGACAAAATAAACATTTCGGACAGAGTTAGTAATCAACTCCCAGAGTTTATAAGGGATGAAGATCAACAACTCGTTAACTTTCTCTTTGAATACTACAAATCACAAGAGAAGACTGGTCGTGCGTATAATGTATTAAACAATTTACTTGAATATCTTGATATTGATGCTTATGATCCTAAGATCTTAACATCTAATACAATTTTGATCAAAGATGTTGATACAAGTGTAGAAAAAATTGAAGTAGAACAGATAGATGGATTCTTACCGAAAGATGGTTCGGTAATGATCGATAATGAAGTAATATACTACCAAGAAACAGTTCGTGGTCCTGATGCTATTCTAACACCAGGAATTTCACTAGAAGAATTTAATAAAAAGCGTCAAAACCTAGAAAGTCCTATAACATTGTTCGATGGAGTCAAAACTACCTTCGATCTTAAATTCTTAGGCACCCCAGTCTCACCTGTCTCAGCAGATCACCTTGTTGTCACTGTTTATGGGACAATGATGCAACCAACTGTTGATTATACAATCAGTGGTTCTCAAATTGTCTTTACAACACCTCCAAGAGCAAAAACTGGTACTGACCAAACTGAATTTACACAAATTCTGTATTATATTGGTTTCGCTGACTCAGTAATCAAAAAATTAGAATATCCTGACGTTGCGACTCTTGCTGGTGATGAGTCCATGCCTATTTCTTATAATAGTCAACCTTATTCACCTATTTCAGAGATTGGTCTAATTATTAATCGTAATGGTACTTTACAAAGACCATATATCGATTATGTACTAACTGACAACAACACAAGGATCAAATTCTTTGTAAATATCACCTCACAGGATGTTTACCATATAAGATCTATCGAATACGTCTCTCCGTCCGTTGGATCGGGTGCTGAGGCGGTTACAAGGATAGGAGTCAATGGTGAGATTGAAGCAATCATAATCAAAAACGGAGGATCAGGATATGAACTTAACTTTGCTCCAAAAGTTTCTATATACAGTTCGACTGGTGTCGGTGGCAACTCAGCTGCAAGATCACTTGTCTCGGGAATCAAAAACATCCAACTCATAAGTGGTGGACAAGGATATACATCATATAACCCTCCACTTATTAATATCACACCCCCTAGTGATCTAGTCAACGGTTCAAGGGCAACTGCTGCCATTACAGTTGATGATACAACTGGTCAGGTAGATAGCGTTACTATTACAGACTCTGGTTCTGGGTATGACTTTATTCCAGCAATCACTTTCCAAAACCCAGGTGGTGCATCAATTAGTGATCCTACTATTGATGGTGAGGGTAGATTAAACGTTGATTCTATCACAGTTACTTCAACAGGTATAGGATACAGCAACCCTCCAACAATTTACATTGATCCTGCTCCTGTTGATGGTATTGATGCAGAAGCATCATGTACAGTATCACCTGATGGACAGGTTGTTCAAGTTACTATCAATAATAGAGGTAGAGGATATTTAACTCCACCAAGAGCAAGAATTATACAACCAGTTGGTGCACAGGTTTTAGATGTAACTGTTGCTAACGGTAGTGTTACCAATATCAACCTATTGACTGGTGGTGCTGGATATACAGACGCACCTTCTGTTTATATTGTAGATGATCGTAAAGGACCACTAGGAGAAGCAATCGGTGGTACAGGAGCATTAGCAGCAGCGACTATATTCAACGGAGAGATTACTGATATCAATATCATCAGTTTTGGAACAGGTTACTCTGAAAGTTCGCCACCCAAAGTGTACATAGCCGAACCTTTATCTGCTGCATCGTCCTGTGACGTTGGATTTGGTGAAATTACTGGTTGTAAGATTTTAAGTGCTGGTTCTTACTATGAACCCTCTGCATTCCTTAATTGTGCTCGTGGTGTATCTGATGTAGTACAATTTGACAACTATGGTAATCAGATATATGCAAAAGAGGCACAACTAGCACAAAGTAACCATACAAGTGGTGCTGTTGTACATAACCTTGACTCTCAGATCATTAGACAAGTATTTGACAAGTTTAGACGTCAATATATGCCTACTATCAACATTGACTACTCACAGGTCAATCCGATACAGGTTATTAAGACTATTAAGGACTTCTATATCTCTAAGGGTACGAAAACTGCTGCACAGTACCTATTCAAGATATTATTCGGTGAACAGGTTGATGTTTACTACCCAAGAGAAGAATTAGTCACACCATCTGCTGCTTCATGGATAGTTGACACTATTTTAAGAGCAGAGTTGATATCTGGTGATCCTGCTGACTTACCTAACTCACAACTTAATCAATTTGCTGATGATGTTGATCCAAACATCGGAGATGCTAATGTATTGATTGAAAACGTCATTTCAATCATAGAAGGTACAGATACAATCTATGAATTAGCAATATCAGAAGAAACATTATCAGGGGTATTCAAGATTCCCTATAAAACAGTTCTTGCAGAACCATTAACAACAACAGAGAACATAATAACAGTTGACTCAACTATTGGGTGGCCCGAGAAGAACGGAACTATCATTATTGGTGATTCTGAGGTTGTACAGTATAAAGAAAAATCACTAAACCAGTTTATCGAGTGTACACGTTCTAAAAACGGTGTGGTAGAAGACTGGGACCCAGGAACTACTATATTCTCTGACATATTTGTATATGTCAACCGTGACACACCAACAGAAGTCAAACTTCGTGTTCTAGGTATTGCAGAAGCGGGTACAACAGTCTTAGAAGACAGTGGATCATATTATCTACCTGGTGACAAGTTAAATGTTGCTGCGTTAGGTTCTACTGCTAATGATAAGCGTCTAAACTCATGGTTATATAACGTTAAGAAATTAATATCTGTTACACAGATCACTCCTACACAAAACAACAACTCAGTAAGTCAAATTGCTAACGTTGTTTGTGCTAACCCACATGGTTTACTTGTAGAAGACAAGGTTACCATTTATGGTGCTAACCCTGCTGTATATAATGGCACGTTTGAAGTAACATCACGTCTTGATGAGTTTACCTTTACATATAACTTACCTGTTCCTACTGATATTATTCCACAAGGTAATATTCTATTATCAGTTGACCTTAACAGAGGTAAGTCAACTGTAAATTCTATTAATGAAGTTATATCACTCTTTACATCTAATATACAGAACTCATTCTTTAATAGTGCTTATGTTTATATTGCTGCATCTGGATTACCCAACTATAAGGTTGGACCATTCACAGGATCTGCACTTATTCCAGGAAACCAACGTAAGTTACTAAGATTCCCTAGAACAGTTGAGACAGTATCTACAAGAACAGTAGTTGCACCTAACACTCCTATCGGATCATGGGTAAATGGTGTTGCTGCATGGTCTTACAAGTCTGCTGAGGTTGTAACATTCGGACCTCTAACCAGTATTAATATTCTTACAAATGGACAAGACTATGATGCTGGATCAAAACCAGCATTAGAAATATCTGGTGGTGGAGGTACAGGTGCTGCTGCTACGGTAACTGTTAATGGTTCTCTATTCTCTATTGCTGTAACTAATGAGGGATCTGGTTATACAGAACAACCATTAATCTCTATTGTTGGTGGTGGTGGATTTGGTGCAACTGCACAAGCGGTTGTTACTAACGGTAGAGTAACTAGAATACTTGTAGAGAACGCTGGAACAGGATACACTTCTCAACCTACTATATCAATTACTGGTGGTGGCGGTACAGGTGCTCTTGCATCTGCACAAGTTCGTGGTCCTATATCAGGTGTGACACTAACATCTCCTGGTGCTGGATATACATCAACTCCTACAATTAGACTAAACTCTGGTGAAGGTGCTCTGGCACAACCTATTGTTATTAATGGTCGTATTGTATCAATCGCTATTATTAACTCTGGTTCTGGATATACAACTGCACCTACTATCTTCATTAATGGTGATGGATTTGGTGCTCAGGCAGTTGCTGTTATTGGAACATTAGGAGAAGATAAAGGTAAAGTTATATCTGTAACAATTACAAACAGAGGTGTTGGATATACACAAGGAATGACAACTGTACGTTTAGAAGCAGTTGGTCAACTAGCAACATTCCAAGCAAACGTATTCCAGTGGAATAAAAACCTTGAATATGAATTAGATACAAAGTATGACGTAGCAAGAGGATATGTATTTACTGGATTCAATAACCAGTATGGTGGTGAGTATGCACATATATCAGATCCAAAAGAACTAAGATATGTTGTTGGTGATAACGTTGTATTAGATCCAGTTACACAATCATTCAGAGAGATAGGTGTTAATGAAGCACACTCTCCTATTATTGGTTGGGCATTTGATGGTAACCCAATCTACGGTCCATATGGATATATTGACCCAACTGATCAGAACAGTGGACTAAGAAGAATGCGTTCATCTTATAAACTTAAAGATGAAGTTGTATATGATGTAGATACTAACCCAACACCATCAAGAACAGACGGTCCTGCATTATCAGAGTATCCTGCTGGTATATTTGTCAATGACTATGAATACACATTCCAAAGAGGTGACTTAGATCCTTACAATGGTAGATTCTGTAAGACACCTGATTTCCCTGCTGGAACATATGCATATTTCATTACTATTGATGAATCAGATGAGGGTTTACCAGTATTCCCTTATATTATTGGTCCACAGTTTAACTCTGTTGTTGATACATGGAATTTATCACTAAATGCAGTTCAAGAGAATATACCTCTTGATGTTTCTCGTTTCAGAGATCCATATGCCAATGTTGACATTGATATTGAACGTCAACCTAACCAAGAGTCAGATCAGTTCGTTACTGAGAAAGAAGGTGATGTGCTTATCTTTGAAATAGAGGATATCGATGGTGATGGTATAATTACACCTGTTGAGATTGCAAATCAACAAGCAATTACAGAAGAAGCAGCATTACAGATATATGATTACTTCCCATTAGTATCTGCTGAGTCAAGAGTTGATATTGAAGTAGAGACAACTACAAAATTTGAATCTGCACAAATTGATGGGTTTGTTATTGAAAACCCAGGTGTATCATATCAGGTTAATGATACATTGTTCTTTGACAATACAGGAACAGGTGGATTTGGTGCATCTGCACAAATTGAGTCAGTGGTAGGTCAAGGTATTGCATCTTATCAGAAAGAAATTATAAATGACATACCATACGGTAAAATTGTTACTTCTGCTAACCATGAACTTATTGCACAAGATGAAATCATCGTAAGTTCACGAGTTATTACAGAAAACACAAATAAGAGATTCTACATGTCAGTTGTTACTGGTATTGAGACAATCTCTGTTGATCAGATAGGTGTTGGTTATAATGAGCAGATTCCTGCAACTTATGAGATTATTGCAAGTCAAGGACAAGACGTAGAACTAGATGTCGTTCTTGACACTACTACTGGTAAGATTGATACTGTTAATATCATTAATTCTGGTTATGGATACTCAGTAGATGCTATACCTCAGATAAGAGTATCACATCCACAACAATACAAGAAAACTTACTATTGGGTTAACCAGTATGCTGAATCTTCTGCATCATTTGAAATATTTGACATTCAACCAGCAGATGATCGTACATGGTATGTGTGTGGTGAACTTACAGAGACAAATGGCAATAGTTCTGCATTCTTAGCTAAGTTCTCTGATCTTGGTGGTGTAATTTGGGATAGAACACTTTTACCAAGTGCAAGTATCAAGAAAGCAAGATTTAAACGTATATACTTAGATCAAACAACTGCTGATGACCATATCATCTATGTTCTTGGTGAAACAGAGTCACAATCAACTGCTGCATACAATCCTGACATATTAGTTGTCAAATATCAATCTGGTCTTGATAATGCTAACAACCCAGAGGGTATTGTTGAGTGGCAGAAGGAAATTGCTGGTGTATCAGGTTCAACAAGGTCTGATTATGCTGGTGACCTCTATATGGACGATGAACAACGTCTATACATCTGTGGTTGGACAGATACTAACTCAGTTGACCCAGATGACATCTGGATCATGCAACTTAACAGTTTAGGTGATGTTATTGAGAAACGTAAGTTTGCTTCACCTAATCAAGGTGAACAATTACATCAGATTCATTATATTGGTGATGATAAGATTATATTCACTGGTATTGACTTAGATAACAACGATCTCATGTTTGGTGAAATGATCTATGATGGATCTAACATTGAAATGAGATATGTTAAAAAATTAGCAGTATCTGGTGGTCAGGTAAGAAGACCACAGTTTGTTATTGATTCTTACAATGATTTGTTCTTCACATGCGATATGTGGAACGGAACTAAGCATTATGGTGTTGCATTGTTCAAAATTGCAATGTCACAGGTTGAAACTACTGCTGCTAACCCAACATGGATATTCTCGAAGATTATTGCACCTAGTATTGCTTTTGAGTCAATTACACATGCTGGTATCTCTCTTGATGAGTTTGGTAACATTAATCTTGTTACACATGTCTTATATGAAGATAATAACCAACAAGCAGTCATTAATTACATCAAATACGATGGAACGACTCTTAAAAAGTCAAATGTCATTTCTGGTGCTTGGAATAGTGGAACTTCATCAACAGATTACGGTTTAGGGTTTACTGCACATAATCATACCGTTGATAACTCTGGTGATGTCATAATTCCAGCAAATATTCAAAAATCAGTCCAAAGTGCTGTATATCGTTTTAATGACACTAACGATCTTTACTTTGACTCTACAAAACAGAAAAAGGCGATTCCTACGATTGTAAACAGTGCACAACTTGTTTATGATAGTACTGTTCAAAAATTTGGTACTGGATCACTTAAATTCCAACAATACGGTTCATTATCATGGGCAGACCTTGATAACAATGATGATTGGACTGTTGCGATGTGGGTTAAGATGGATACGTCTCATGACTCCAATAATCCAATAATGGAGATGGTTACAGTCATAGATGACGCTGGTTCGACTGTAAAACTCAATATTATTGGTGCAGCATCAGATGCTAACTTTGGTAAGATCAGAATGGTGATTGCACCCCAAGGTGCGAGTGCAGTGACTGTTGATTCAGTTGGATCAACATATTTCAATACAATGGACGCTGGTAACTGGCATCACATTGCATTTGTTAAAGAAGAACCTAGTTTGGGTTCATATGACTATTCTGTTTATTTTGATGGTGTAAGAACAAATACTGCGACTAGCACTGCTGATATTGCAATGGATGACCTTACAATCGGTTGTGCAACATCAGGACAAGCAATTACCAATTCATTCCTTGGAAATATCGATGATATCGCTATTGAACCAAGAGCAGTCTATACTGGATCATCTTTACAGGTTCCTACCGAAAGATATCGTATTACAACAGTTAATAGCAATACCGACTACATTAAGTTTGATAGAGAGCATAGTAAGCGTGCTGATTACCAAACATCAACAGATGGCATCGTATTTACAGAAAATACAAATCTCAACATTAATAATCTTAATAATCCAGTAATTACCGTTTGGAACGAAGGTGCAAGTGGATTACAGATATTAGACTACTCTGACGTTACTTCTCAACTAAGTCCAGGAACTTATACGTTCTCAGAGACAATTACAACATTTGCGTCTAAAACTTCGACTATTCCAACTCCATTAGGTAAGAGACTACTTATTACACCTAATGTTGTTGCAAAATACTATATTAGGGATGCTGGGTATTCTAAGATTGATAACGTCCTAGAATTCACATTTAACCAAGATATCAAGTATTCTAAGGGAAGTATTATTCAACAGTTCAATTCCCAAGGTGTAACACAAGCATTCGGTACTATTGTTGAAGTTCCAACAGGAACACTTAATAATCCTGGATTAGGCAACAAATACAAGATTGGTAAGATATATGGTAACTTTAACGATTCAGACAGATTTAGAAACGATACTGGCGAAGAAAACACTATTGACAACGTAGAGTTCAATGTTAAGCGTCCACAGGAACAATGGGTAACTGGTAAGGCATATGTCGTTGGAGATCAGGTTTATAGTGCTGGTAAGATATATGCTGCTACAAACTCTGCTACATCAGGTGTAACTGCTCCTACACACTCTATTGGTATAGTTACTGATGGTGCTGTCACATGGAACTTTATTAGTGTATCTGGAACATTACAAGTTAATCTTGCAGACTATGCTTGGCCCAGACCATCAGAACCAGAATGGGAAGAAAATAGATCTTATTCTGCTAATGATTTTGTTTATTATGGTAGATACAAGTATCAGGCACAAGCAGATGGTATTGCTGGACCAACTGCTCCTGTACACACAACTGGTACTGTTAGTGATGGAAATGTCGACTGGGCATATGTTTCAACATATACAGGATTAGATTCGTTTGCTAGATTTAGACCATACGCTGAAAACGATTATCGAGTACAAATTATGGGAATCTACACAGATTCCGATTTCATAGTTGGTGACGTAATTTCGCTAGGTAATAGTATCACGGCTATACCAAACGCAGATAATCCAAAGATAGCAGATATCGATGGAATTGGATCTGTAAGTAAGATTAGATTTACTGTAAACCTTGATAAAGACATTATTAGAACTGCTAATGCAAGAACTGACTTAATATATGCAACTGCTACTACTGCACATAATTTAAACGCAAATGACATTCTATATGTTGAAGGATTCACAACTGCTGAATTTAATGGATCATTCTTTGTACAAGAACTATTCTCTTCAAGGGATTACACATATAGACTTCGTTCAACTGCAAGTGCTGATCCAGCATTTGTAAACAATGGTATTGCGAATGTCAAGATATCATCTAAGCACCCAACATTATTGTTGGTTAGAAATCATTCTTATATCTTTGATATGAGTGATGCATCTAACTTTGGATATTTCTTATCATTCTCACAAGATAACCAGTTTAAACTTGAATACTCATTTAACGTTATTGAAAGAGAAGGAACTCCTGGTGTAGCATCTGCAACTGAGACACCTACTGTTCAGTTTACAATCGGTGGAGAAGTTACTAATATTACTTACTACTTTGACCCATCAAGACTTGGTTCTAATTCACCTGTTGGTGCAAACTCATTTATTGATGTTATCAAAACACCGTTTGATGGTACATTTAGAATTTCTGAGGTTCTAAGTGATACTGAGTTTAGATTCCCATTATTATATGAACCAGAATTTACGAATGCTAATATAGGACTTGACGATCAAGATCAACCTAATTCCAAATACTCTACTACATCAGTAAAAGCGATTGGTCCTATTAACAATATCAAACTGATATCCCCAGGTGGGTTCTATCAGAGACTACCTGTTGTATCTGATATTGCATCAGATCGTAAGATTGAGAAAGTCAGAATTGGTAATGGTGGTACTGAATATGCAGTTGGTGTCTATACACAGGTTCCTATCCTAGGTGATGGTGAAGGTGGTCTTGTTCAAATCACTGTTGAAGTTGATGAAGAGATTGGATCAGGAACTATCACTGATGTTGCACTAACAGACCCAGGAAAAGGATATACAGAAGCATCTATTGACGTAGATGGTATCGAAGGTATTCTTGGACCCACATTATCAGGTTCTGGTGCAGAATTAAATGTTATCATTCCTGCTGAGGGTTCTGGTGCTGCTGTATTCTTAACTGGTAGACAGATTGGTAAGATCAAGACTCTTAAAAACAATGAGTTTGGTTATGGTTATTCACATGACTATACCTTACGTCCTGAGATTGCATTCCCAGTCAACTTACAGTTATTCAATACATCTATTCTTTCACAGATTACGATTACAAATCCTGGTGCTGGTTATACATCTCCTCCTTCTGTTATCATCGAAGGTGGTGGTGGATCAGGTGCTGAGGCAGAGGCAATCGTTAAGAACAATAGATTATCAGAGATTCTAATTAAAAATCCTGGTGCTGGATATAGTTCACAACCAACAGTCACACTTAAATCAGAATTTACATACGTTGTAAACCTTGATTTGAACTACTTACAGTTCAACTTCCCACATGGTATTACAACTGGTGCTGCTGTACAGTTTAGAGCAGAAGATATTGGTTCTACTGTCGGTGTACTACCAAAACCAAGTTCAGTTGGTTTGACATCATTATCATCTACACAGACATACTATGCCATCACTGGTGATGCTAACTCACTAGAATCTGACCAGTTAAGATTTGCTTTGACACCTGTTGATGCACAGTCTGGTAACTTTATCACATTCTTGACACAGGGTGATGGTCGTCAGGTTCTTCTTACTGAGGTATTTGGTGGTCAAGCAGATGCTATTGTAGAGACATCACGTTTCTTAGAAGGTGAAGAAGTATTCCAAGGTGAGACATATGAATTAGCAAGTGCATTTGGTTTTGTATCAGAAAACGAAGGTTGGCAGATACAACCTAAGATCTTAAAGATTACTAACCCAAGAGGAGACTTTGTTGTTGGTGGTAAAGTACAAGGTGTGATATCTCGTGCATCTGGTATTATTGATAACTTGAATATTGCTAAGGGTGTTCTTAATATTGACGCTCTTACTAAAACTCCTGGTAGATTTATTGATGACGTTGGTAAACCATCAGAAATTGTACAGAAGATTCAAGACTCTTACTTCTATCAGAACTTCTCTTATGTTATTAAGTCTAAGATTCCTATCAATAGATGGAAAGAGCAGATATTAGAGAACAACCATCCTGTTGGATTCAACATGTTTGGTCAGTTAGAACTAACTGGTGGTAAGGACGTATCTGGACGTAAAGTTATTGCTGGATTTACAAAACAGGTAAACATTAATGAGTATACTAATGTAAACCAGATTACATCCTTTGGTGCTGCACAACCCATCTACTCTACATTTAATAACTCTGAGGTTCTATTCCGTAAGAAGAGATTAACTAACTCTGAGGAAATTCTAACTTCTATTGTTAAGAAGATTGATAATATTGCATCACAATTTGATGGATCTAGAAAGTCATTCCCAATCGCTGTTGAAGGTGAAAACTTAGTTGTAAATGAGAACCAGTTACTAATTACACTCAATGGTATTATACAGGCACCTGGAACTTCATATAGTGTTGTTGGTAATAACATTGTATTTGCTGAACCTCCAAAACCTGATTCTAAGGTTGTATACAGAAATGTAGAAGTTGACCTATATCCAATTACAAGATTTAACTTGAATACTATCGGTGGTATATTCCCATCAATAGGTGATACAGTATTTGGTTTTGTTTCTAATGCAACTGCAAGAGTTGTTGCAACTGGTGCTACATCTATTGATGTTGTAGATATTCAAAATGGTCCATTTGTACTTAATGAAAGAATTGATGTTAGCAGAACAGGATTCAGTGCTCTTATTGGATCAATAGATGACTCTATTACTAAAATATTCTTACAGAATATAGGTGGTGAATTTACACAAAGTGCACTTGCTGGTGACAAAGTAACTGGTGCTACAACAGGAGCAACCGCTACTATACAAACTGTTGATGCTGTTAATCAGACTATTGACGTTGTTGATATGGCAAATGGTTACTTTGATAGAGGAGAGGATGTATCATTCTTTACTGCTGGATATGGTGCTAATGTATTAAACGTAGATAGTGTAAACTATAAAACTATCTTTGAGTTTGGTGAAACAGTAACAAGTCTTGATGGTAATACTGCTGTAATTGAAGAGAACAACCTTGACCTTGATGGTGTTATTGATGATAAGTTAGTTCTTTCTAAAACATCAGGTACATCTGAATATGAAACAGGAACATACAGTATATTCTTAAACGATATAATCTACTCAGCAAGTTCTAATATTGCTGCTAAGATTACAAGTATTTCTCCATATAGAGATCCTATTGTTTCTATCAACTTAGTACGTCCTGTTGGTAGTACATCTGGATCATGGTCTACTTTTGAAGAAGGTGATAAATTCCAAGGACCAGGTGGAACTGCTACTGGTGAAATTGTAAGAATTGACTTTGAAGCGAACCCTGTAAGATTATACTACTTAAAGTCTAGTGAAGCAGAGATTCAAGATGGAGAAACAATACAGAGATACTTCCCTGATGCACAAGGAAATAGATTACTAGATTCTCTTACAGAAGTAGTTTCTGGTGATAATGTATTAGGAGATATTGTTGATACTCTTATCATTAACAAAGGATCTACATTCAACGGTATTATATTTGAAAGACTTATATCTCTAACTAACCAGAACGTAATTCTTGACAATATTGCTGAGACTACAATTACACCTACTACATTAGATGACCCTGATAATCGTATTAATGCTGACTTCCTAGACTTTGAAGAAGTAAGATCTACTGAGATTGAATATGAAAATCTAACTGGTGGTACAATCGCAGCAAATGATTTACTTCGTTCTATTACATTTGAGTATGGCAACCAAGTAACTAACGCTAAGAATAGATGGCAAGATGGTGGTCGTATGATCGCCCTAAACAAGGACGAGATCGTTGACTTTGCTAATGCACAGATAGCAGTTGAGCACCCAGGATTCTACTATCCAGGTGATAACATGACTGATGCTTGGAGTAGATATGCTGACGCTTATCGTCTAATCATCAGAAATATAGATTACATTGCTAACAAAGCATATGCGTTGATGGTTGCACAATATCCATCATTAACAATTCCATCTGGACCTAAGTGTATTAGAGATACCAAGTATATGATCGAAGCATTGGCATTCGACGTTTATAGTGGTGGTACGAAATACACACGCAAATTGTTACAAAAGTATTTCTCAACTGATGGTACGACATTTTTATATGTAAATAATGAGGCAGAGGCAACTAACTATGCATTTGGTCAAGCAGTTAGTTTGATGAAACAGGCATTGAGCAATATGCTCACTGGTTCTGAAACTGTTGATGGTGTGACCTACGTTAAGTATAATGAAAGAACTGCTGGCGGTTCCAGCGGAACTGGGATTACTGCTGACCCTTCACCAGGTAATCCTTATGGAACTGCTGGCACAAATACTGTAAACTACGGTGCTACTAATTGTTCAGATGTTCAGTCAGCTTTACAAACTTTATATGACAACGTTTCTGTTGTACTTACTTCTGGTTCTCTCGCTGATTTACTTGACGAGGTAACTATCACACAGTACACTGCACATGAAATTAAGTGCAGAAGAGACATAGGATATCTTGTAGATGCATTATCAGCAGATATCACAAGTGATGGTAACTTCCAAACTGTCAAGTTTATCAAGACATACTTTGATAATCTTGGTGTTCCTATTACTAACGGATTTGTAGGAGAGGTAAAAGAATATCTATCTGCATTTAAGCATGTAGCAGAATTATGTAAGAAAGCAATCAATAATTTATTATATGTACAGGTCAACACAAGAACACCTGAGACAGGTTATATGTTGAAAGATCCAACAACATATCAAGGTCCTTATCTTGGTGCTGCTGGAACTACACTAACACAATTTACACCAACTGCTGTCACATATACTCCTGCTAATGGTCAATTAGTAATGACTATTGGTAGTCATAGTTTGACAACATCAGATACTGTTAAGATCAGACCTTACAGTTTGAACTTTACATGTACTATGGACGGTGGAGCAACATTCCATCCATATCCTAGAACAGGTGATCCAGCATTTAACGCTGATCTAAATATATCTGCTACAACACCTACATCCATTACTGTTGATGTTGGTGCATCACCTCTTGTACAATATACACCTACTGGTGCAACATACGACCCAGCAACAGGTGTGATGGTATTGACTATTGGATCTCATTCACTTGATATAGGTGATCCAGTTACGATTGCAAATAATTCAATCACATTTACTTGTACACAAGACGACAACGCTACCAACCATACATATCCAAGAACAACTGACCCTGCATCTGGTGCGTCTTTACCAGTTGTTGCTAAGGATACAAATACTATATCTGTAAACGTTGGTGCTTCTGCTCAGACTGATCAATATGCACATACATTTGTTTCTGCCTCTTCTAACGCTGTTAGCAGTGGTGGTGGTTTCACTCATACATTTATTTCTGCTGAACCTAATGCTGTATACAATGGGGGCGGAACCGAAGCAGCATATTATGATCCTAATTATTACAGTGGAGTTAACGAAGGTCTTGGTAATTGTGCAGACGTTCAAGCAGGCATTCATACATTAATAACACACGTTACTACTGCAATAGGTGCAGGATCACTTAGTGCTGTTCCTACTGGTGCTGCTCTAAATGATGGTGGATATGTAGAGAATGAAAACCTCAGAGTATTTAAGATTGCATATAAAGATCTAGAAGGTAATGGATTCTTCCTTCCTGGTGAAACAATCAGAGGTGCAACTTCTAATGCTAACTTTGTATGTAAGGGAACAAATGCTGGATTGAAGTGGTTGTTCACTAACGCTGTTACTGGAACATTCCAAGATAGAGAGTATGTTTCTAACTCTAAATTAACTGTTAATGGTTCTGCTGTTCTAACAAAACTACAAAAGAAAGCAGGAACACAATCAATAAGATTCGACGCTGGTTCTTACTTAGCACATACATTATCTGATCGTCAGAAGTTTGGTACTAATGACTTCACGATTGAAATGTGGATACGTCCTAATGCAGTGACTGGTACACAGTTCTTATACGACACAAGAACTACAAGTGCAACATTGGTAGGATCTCCTGTATTATATCTTGATGGAACACAAATCAAATACTGGTACAATAGCACAGATCAAATTGCTGGTGCACATAACTTAACTGCTAATGTTTGGAGTCATATTGCTCTTACCAGAACAACAGGTATTACTAAGTTATTTGTAAATGGTACACAAGTTGGTGGTGATTACAATGATACTAATGACTACCTAGAAAGACCATTTACTATTGCTGCTGATTGGCAGGGTGCTAATGGATTTGTTGGACATATGGATAACTTCCTACTCCATACAGAATCTAAGTACTCAAATACATTTACCCCAGGATTTACATATCCAACAGATACTTCCAAGGTAACATTTGGATTAGACTGTGAGTCACCAATAATTATCAGTACAGAAGACTGCTTCGGTATATACACAGGTCAGACAAACTCTACTGCTACAAGTAAGAAAGTTAATTATGATACTAAGGAAGTTATCATTGAAGATATTGACCTAGGTAGAGACGCATATAGAGAAGCAGCAGATATATTAGAACTTAACTTAGACTGGATGGCAGAAACTGCTGTTGGTTTAATGGCAGCAAAATATCCTGATTTTATAATTCCAGGTGACAGTAGCACTAGCACAACTGGTACTGCCAAGTGTATTAGAGATACTAAGGAATATATCGCAAAAGCAATCATTGCTGACCTTAGATATGGTGGTAATTATAACAGTACAATATCTGGTAGAGGATATCTAACCAAGGCGGGTGGTTTAGATTACGTTGGTAATGAACTTCTACAATCTGTATATGCTTGGAATGAACTTGCTAATGTAATGAACTATATCATTACAACTACAAGTAGTGATCTTGTAAATTATCCTGCTGCTGGAACTAAGTATACAGAGGTTCTAAGAGTTCCTAATAACTTCTCTTCTCCTGCATCTCAGGCAATACAAGATGAGATAACAAGTTTAGCAGATCAAATAATTAATATTCTTGCTCCTACTGGCGATAGGTTTAGGGACGCTGGTGATGCATTATGGAAGAATAGAGATTACATTGCAGAAGAAGTTGCTCTTAAAATACAAGATGACTATAAAGCAAATATCAATGGCACAGATTATGACTTCTTAGTAATGCCTGGATATGGTCAACCATATTGTGAAAGAGATATTAAGGTTTACATTCTTCCTGCTGTTGTTACTGATTTACTAACAGGTGGTAACTCTGCTACACAATATGCTATTGATCAATACATCAATCCTTCTAGTCAGATTATTCATGTAGAAGATCAATTAAGTGCTATGTTGGATGCATTTGAACATACTAAGAAATTAGCACATCATGCAATCAACCAAACACTATTAACATTTGGTACAACTGCATCTAGTCTTGGAATCTCAGCTGAATATGTAGATGATTACTATGTTGCTCAGTACACACAGATAGAAGCATACAGAGATACAACAGTCACAATAGACACACAAGCACCTGATCAAAGTAGAACTTCTCCAAGTCATAATATCTGGATGGATACTGCTGATCTACTTGAAGCAAACAAACATGTTATTGCTTGGGAAGCAGTTCATACAATGAACGATATGTCTTACTTCCTAGACTTCAAAGTTCCTGGTGGTAGGATGAATTGTGCTGATGACTTGGTAGATGTCATAGAAGCAATGGTTCATGATATTAGACTTGGTGGTAACTCTAAGACTTGGGATGCTGCTGCACTATATCTTGATCCAGAAGATAGTAGTCTTATCCATGTAGAGGGTGAAGATAAAGCATCTAAGTGGGCAATGACATGGGCGATGGAAATGGCAATCCTTACCATGAGAAATGGATTTGGTAGAGAGAACCTTTACATCTATGATCCAGAAGATAACTCTGGTGCAACAGAAGGTGGAGAGGCAACTGGTGGTGGCGGTGCTTCTGAATCATTTAATGAAGTTGAGACAAGTACATATGAACAGAATGCTGTAATTGATAGATTTATTGATGCTGCAAATATAATTGAAAGAAATATTAGATTCATTGCAGAGCAAGCAGTACATGAAATGCTTGTACAATATCCAACACTACACAACACTGATTGGGTAAGTGGCGTGGGTCCATTCACCCCAGCAGCAGGAAGCATGACATATGATGCTGCTACTGGTGTTATAACATATGACCATGGTTCTGCTCATGGACTAACAACAGGGCGTAAGATCTATGTACGCCAAGAGTCATTAGTATTCACATGTACTAAGGATAATAATAATTCTGAGCATGCATATCCTAGAACAACCGATCCTTGGTATAACAAAGGTATTGCGATCACATCAACAGGTACAAATACATTTACATTTAATGTTGGTGCTGCTGGTGCAAACGATCAATACGCACATACATTTGTAAGAGCAGAACATGAAGCAATCACTGTTGCTGGTAAGCATGACTGTGTACAAGACGTTACTGATGTTCTTGATGCAATGCAGTGGAACTTACGCCATGGTGGTAACAACAAAGTATTCCATGCTGCTGAAATGTACACAGATGGAACTGCACTTGCACACGTCTCTGGTTACGTTACAGAAGTAACTTGGGTAATGAATAAAGCAAGAGATCTTGCTATACAAGTAATGAGACAAGAGACTGTTAATACTACTGGTTCTACACATGGATTCTCACAGAAATTATTCACTGATTTAGACTTCTTCCCATACAATCAATCAAACTATACTATTACTGCTGATGGTAGTTCACCTCTTTGTGCTGACGTAGCATCTGCCCTAACAACATTTACATCTATCGTTACTGATACACTTGCTAATCCTGTACAGATAACTGATGGTACAATTCAGAAATCACTACCAAACATTTGGCCAATCAAGTATGCCAATGACATGGCAAATCGTGACACAACAATCACATTTGATGAAAATGGTGGTACATCTGGTTGGAACAATACTTGTGCACAGGCAGCATCTGGTATTGAGACATTGTTCAATCTTGTAATGGATACAATAGAGAAGGCAGCATCTTCAAGTCCTGCTCCTAGTCATCTAACAACTGTTACTAGAACAACTCCATACAATAGTAATACAAACTATCAGTTATATACATGTTATAACGTTGTATCTGCATCTGATACATTATTTGATCTAATGATTGATACACTTGGTGGTGGTAATTCTCCACACACAGGTGGTAACTATTCTGAACGTTTCATTGCAAGATACCTAACATTTAATAAAGGAGCAATCTCTCGTAAGGCATTTGCTGAGACACAATCACAATATCCTACAACTAACGCTGAAATAGGATTTGCAGAAACTATAATGGATGCTATTATCTACGACTTGAACACTCGTGGTAATGCTGGAATGATGAAGTATGTAAATACATGGTTTGATGGTGAAGGTAACTTTATTGCATTCCCAACTGTTGTTAGACAACACTTAGTATTCTATCTCTTGCGTATTGCAGAGGCAGCAAAACGTATATCCTATGACCAGAATAATACAGCAGAATGGGGAGCACAAAATACTTATGATGCATACTTTGATACTACTCTTTCTGCTGCTATACTCAATCGTATTGAATATCAGAAGGAATCTACTGAGTTCTTCATGGACGCATCAATCAACGTTGCTGAGTTTGCGTTAACCAGAGGTACACCTCCAACAAATAATACTATTACATGGATCAATAATACACATGCAACCAATGATCGCAACTTATATGATGAAGGTAATGACTGGAACACTGACCCTGATCTTGTTCTTAATACACCAACAGTCGAGGTTGGATTCGAGAGAAGAGAACATAGAGTTAAGATTACTCGTCCTAATTTCTATTCTCGTGGTGATGTATTAACTTACGTTCCTGCATCAGCAGATATTGAGCAAGGATTACAAGGACAGAATTGGTTCTATGTTCTTAATGCAACTCCTACATATTTCGAGATTGCAAGAGAGATTAGACACGATGCAAGATACTCACGTTTCCGTGTAGACACTCTTACAACTGGTCAACAACAGTTTGCTGTTGATGTAAGATCTGGTATCGAAAGAGCAACTACAACATTTGGTGTCAGAGATATTGACACACCTATAAGTGGTGGATTTAATATTGCTGATGTTGTTACTGGTATCACATCTGATTCTCGTGCTGACGTTATAAGAACTAGAAACAACGAAGCAAAAGTTATTAAGTTGTACAGCAAGTTCTTTATCGACGCTGCATCTGGTAGATTTACAAATGGAGAAACTATACAGGTTCAAGGTTCTGCGTCTAACAACGGTCAAATTGTTCAGACATCTGTATTGACAGGTGATAATAGTAACGAAGGTTATATTTACGTTGAAAATATTACTGGTGCATTCAGTAACGATGATGTATTAGAAGGTGTAGACAGTGGTGTTACTGCTAGTGTAAATGGCACAGGTAAGACTCGTATGTTGGTCAACCTAGACAGAGGAGCATTTGCTGTTAACGAAATGATATTCAACAAAGCAAACTCCGCTGAGGCAGATATCGTTCTTTATGAAAACTCTGCTGGTGCTCTTACAAGTAACACAGGTGGTAGAATCAGTATTGATATTGAATCACTAGATCAAGACTTTGTTGATGGTGATATCATCTATGGTTCTGTAACAGATAGGATTCTTGATATTGCAGATATTAGAGTATCAGGATTAGATCAAATTGAACTTAATCAGTTTGTACATGGTACTAAGACTGTTCAGTATCAGGTTGCTAGTGTTACAAGAGACCAAGGATTTACAGGTGATTTTGCCCCAGGAGATTTAGTATATCTCTTACAAGGAACTATTCCAAAAGAACCAGGTTGGACTGCTGTTGTAACCGAATATAACTACGATCCTGATAATAGTATTCATAACATATATCTTGCTAACTTTACACCATATGGTCAGGCACCAGATGGTTCAACAGTTGATGATCCAAACCTAGCAGTCAATGGTGCTATCGGTAAATTTGAGAACCTTAATAACTTCCCAATTATATTTGCTAACCTAAGCAGTAATACAATTACTAACTACACATCTTATGGACGTGTTGCTGGTAAGGCAATCTCTGGTACAACTGGTAGATTATGGTTAGAAGATGTAAGTGGTGACTTCCCAAGTAATTTAAGTATTATATCTGACTATGGTTGGACTGCTGGTGTTACACAAAGTAAAGGATTACTCGGACGCTGTGATAGATATTTCAGAGGATTTGATGGGGTTGCAACAACATTTAAGTTGACCGTCAACAATGGCGAAAGATACTTCCCCGACCCTGCTGGTCATATCCTCACATTTATTAATGGTGTTCTACAACCCCCAGGTGCAAACTTTGCATACACTGCCTTCTCAGACCAGATCCAATTTACAGAACCTCCAACTATCGGATCTGAGTTTATCGGATACTATGTCGGTAAGTTACGCCAGTTGGACGACATTAGTTTTGAATTTGATTCACTTCGTTCGTCCTTCAACCTCAAATACCTTGGAGGATTCTACTCACTAACATTAACAGAAGGTGTTTCATCTAACACTATTCTTCCAGAGAACAATATCATCTGTTCATTGAACGGTGTTATACAGGAACCTGGAATAGGTTACGAACTTGTTGGTTCGAGAATAATCTTTGCTGAAACTCCTCGTGCAGGATCTACATTCGTAGCATTCTCATATATTGGTTCTGATGCTGACGTTATCGCTGCAACTGTCGTACCTCCTATCGAAGCAGGAGACGTATTAGAGATTGACGGAGAAGGTTCTCCTCGTGAAGTTGCGTTGATTGAATCTTCAAACTCCTTAATTACTTTTGAGTACACAGGAACTGTTAAGGGTCGTGACGCTGCTGCGTTATCAACAATCAAATCTGGTGAAATAACAAAAGCAATAATTACAACTCCTGGTGATGGTTATTCATCACGTCCACAAGTTGATGTTATATCATCTACTGGATTTGATGGTCGTGTTCGTGCGTTGATGGGTATATCAAGTATTGTTGTTAAGAACGCTGGTATTGGTTATGCATTACCTGATGTTGTTGTAGAGACAACTGTTGAGGATGATTTCGTTGCACCTACTGGTGGTGGTGTTAACGGTGGATTTGATACATACCTCGGACAAGGTACAGATGCAGATGGTAATCCAATCGTTATCGTTGCTGGTTATATTGTTATCAACGCTCAACCAACAAACGTAACTGTTAACCAAGGTCAGACTGCATCATTCACAGTAGACGCATCATTCAGATTACAATCTGATAACAGTGTAGGAACTACACCTCTCAACTATCAGTGGCAGCGTAAGCAATACGGTGAAACTTCATGGGCAAACATCACTGGTTCTACACAAGCAGTTTACACATCTAACGCTGCTGAACAGGCAGATGATGGTGATGAGTTCAGAGTTGCTATCACCGCTGCTGGTGCACAACCTGTTTACTCCAACTCTGTAATCCTAACAGTACAGACTGGTGCTACTGTAATTTCTAACTTCACACCTAATCAACTCTTCCAATAAATAAATCATGGCAGGGACCGCAACCTACAATCCAGCAACACGAATCATAGATGTATCAGCAGATGGTTTACCAAACCCTGTACTCTATGGTACGTTTCCTAATGCGAATAATCCTAGTTCTGTAACTGAGCAAGACTTTGACCATGACTTTTATTTTAGAGGTGGTACATTTGGTGTTACAAGAACGTTTGATACTGCAACATACACACAGAATGGATACCTAGTATCATTACCACTCTCAGCTAACGACAATACGCTGCTCGGAACAGAATCTAGTGGACAGATTAGAGTTGGTGATAGGATTCTATTTGTATTCGATAAGGACACTGCTAACGAACGTAAACAAGTATTCATATACAGAGGGACAACTCAGACTGCTATTGCTGGGGAGTTTTGGAGAGAGACAAGTAATAATTTACAACTTATTGTAGACTTTGCTTCTGATCAAAATGGTACAGTAGAGTATTATGATCAAAGAAATGCTCGTGTTGCAACACCTCTTGGTGCTATTGGTATAGCATCTAATGGTGTAGTATTCTTTAATCCTAGTGCTGGTGATGGAGGTAATCCCCCAGCAGGATTTAATTGGAATGCACACTTTGAAGATGCTGTGGTAAGTTTTGGAGATGATAATTGTGGTGGACACCCAGAACAGACAGGACAATATCATTACCATGACACTGACTTTTTGGCATGCTGGAAATCAAATGCTGTCATGTCAACATACAATGATTACTATGGTTCATCACAGTATAATGGTGACAATCTAAGGCACCCAGATGGGCACTCAAAGATGGTTGGAATAGCATTTGATGGATTCCCTATCTATGGACCTTATTTCTACACAAGTCCTTGGAACAATGGATCTGGTATATCATTAGCAACAAGTTCTTATAGAGTAAAAGCAGAAGAGGTTGCAGGCAGACCTACCTATGGCACTACTCAACTTAATCCTCCTGCTGGTGCTCTAATGCAAGACTGGGAGTATGCAGAGGGTCTTGGTGTATTAGATTATCACAATGGTAGATTCTGTGTAACACCAGAATATCCAAATGGAACATATGCATATTTCTTATCTACTGAGTTAGATAGTGAGTCAAATTTGAAAGCAATATTCCCATACTTGATGGGTTTCACATGTAGGGAATCAATAGATCAACCACCTAACAACGGAGCACAGGCACCCCCACCACCTCCATCAGGAGGAGGAGAAGCACCTCCTGCTACTATTCAGATTGGTGCACAACCAGCAAACGCAACTGCTGCTGCTGGAAACACAGTCACATTCGTTGTTACTGCTGCTATATCACCCGAAGATGGTCCCAAGTCTTATCAGTGGTTTAGATCAACAGACGGTGGATTCTCTTTTGCTGTTGTTACTGGTGCAACAAGCAATTCATATTCATTCACTGCATTATCATACATGACAGGATACAAATTCCGTTGTGTAATTGCAGGACCTATTGGACAAACACCAGCAACAAACTCACCATTAACAACTGAAATCGCTACATTAACTGTTACTGGTGTTGGCGGTGGAACTGCTGAGGACTTCTCATCAACTAACGTGAAGTTGGATAGCACACAAGTTTCCTTCGACGCCACATAAATAAAACTGTACAAACTGTAAAAAGATGGCAAAACAAACGATTGGGATTGGATCTTCTGCAAATGATGGCACAGGTGACACCCTGCGTGATGGTGCTATCAAGGCAAATGCTAATTTCACAGAAATTTACGATAAACTAGGGGATAGTACAAATGTTCTCATAGACATCGCTGGGGGAATAACTGAGGGACAAGTTCTTAAATGGACTTCATCTCCGACTCCTGCTTTCCGTGGTTCAGATTATAATTTACTAAGCAGTAATTTAGACACTAATGGTAATGATATTGTTTCTGACGGAACTGATGATATTACAATACATCAAACAGGAACTGGGAATATTAATTTTAGAGGTGGCGGTTCTGGATCAGCGTATACAAGAATAGATGGCACAACAGGTTATCTAACTTGGTATGCACCATATGCAACCGAAGGAGACCTTCCTAGTGCAACAGACCAGCATGGTATGTTTGCACATGTACATGGCACAGGTAAAGGTTACTTCGCTCATGCTGCTGCATGGGTTAAGTTGGTGGACTATAACGATGGTATATCTGCACTTACTGATGTAGATACAACTGTCAACGGTGGTCCTTCTGATGGACAAGTTCTAAAATGGAACGACTCTAATAGTAAGTGGGAACCAGCAAACGACCAGCAATCTGGTGGTGGAGGTGGTGGAACCACACAAAACTTATTTGAAACTGTTAACGCAGACACAGGAACAACAACTGCATCTGCTGCAAACGACACTTTAATTATTGCTGGTGGTACAAATATTGAAACTTCACTTACAGGAGACACATTAACCATCAACATGACAGGTTCACTAGGTGCACCTGATCAAAACATATTTGCAACGCTAGGTGCTGACAACGCAACTATCACAGCAAACACTACAACTGATACATTAACATTTACTGGTGGAACAGGAATTACCACAAATGCAAATGCTGGTGCTATCACCATAACAAATGATTCACCTAACGTAGTACAGAATGTATTGCAAGCAATATCAGGTGATAGTGGTAGTTATACTGCTGCTGCTTCTGATTCTTCTGTAACTATTGCTGGTGGTACTGGTGTTTCAACTGCTGTGTCAGGTAATACTCTTACAATCACAAATACAGTTGCTCTTCCCAGTGCAAGTGAAGGACAGTCACTTCTATATGGTACAAGTTCATATGAGGCAGTTGCATCACCAACAGTGTCATATGCATTCACATCAGATGGTAACTCAAACTATTATATCGTTAATGGTCCTGGAATATCTAATGGTCAAGATACTACAATCTATGTGTACAGAGGATTTACATACAGATTTGATAATGTAACTGGAAGTGGACACCCACTAGCAATCAGGGTATCTGATGGTGGTTCATCTGTTTCTAATGTTAGTGGTTCAGTGAATGGTGTTCAGTTCTGGACAGTCCCACAAACACTTGCTGCTGGTACAACGTATGTTTATCAGTGCACTATACACGGTAATATGAAAGGAGACATAGTAGTAGTATAATGACAAGAACTGTACCTGGAAGCGGAGCATCAATTCGACCTGTATTCAATAGTGTATACGGTGTGAAGGATGTTATTGTGACTGCACCTGGGTCAGGTTATAGTGCTGCGGATCCTCCTAAATTAACTATTGGTAATTGTGGTACTCCTATTCGTGATGCTGTATTAGCAGCGAATATTGCTGATAATGGTGAAATATTATCAGTAGATGTTATAGATCCTGGTGAGGGATATAACCCACTACGTCTTATTATTGAATCTGACGAAGATAATATCGTACAGGCAGATGCAAATATTATATTGAATGAGAGTGATATTATAGATCAACAGGGTAACATAATTGCTCCTGCTGGTTCTATAAACTACATCCAAGTTACTAGACCTGGTGATGGTTATTTTAGTGCTAGTGCAAGACTAGAAGGTGGTGGTGGATCTGGTGCTGAACTTGTACCTACTGTTGGACAGGTAACAGGTTTATCTGTTGAGAACAATGGTAGATCATACACAGCAGAAGATATTACTCTGGTTATATCTGGTGGTGGTGGGCAAAATGCTACTGGTGTTTGTGAGGTAAATCAATTTGGTACAGTTGAGAGTATAACAATATCAAACCCTGGTGAGTTCTTTGAGACACCTCCTCTTATCCAACTTATTGGTGGTGGTGGATCTGGTGCTCAGGCAGAGGCAGAAATAAATCTTGGTAAGATTACTGCAATTAATATATTGAACCCTGGTGGTGGATATACTTCTCCTCCTAGTGTAATCTTTACAAGAGATACAAACTTAATCAGAACTCAGAGAAATAGAACATCATTAGTATCTGCATTCTTTGAGATAACTGCATTGATTCGTAATGCAACTGCGACTGATAGCACAATATATGTTGAGACAACTGATGCTTTCCCTGGATCTGGTAAGTTCCAAATAGGCAGAGAGATTGTCAGATATACAGGTAAGACTCCTATATCATTTACTGGTTGTGATAGAGGTATTAACTTCCGATATGACCAGCGTGTTATTCTTGATGCTCTTGCTGATGATCCTGTAACTGGTATATCTGGTTATAATTTTACTGTGTCTGATAGAGTTAGAAGAGTACAGGAAGATAAAACCAATAAAGTTGCTATTGTATATGACTGGCGACCAGAAACAAAAGAACTATTCTTAATTTTCCAAGTTGATGAATTAGCATTTATTGATGGTGGTAGATCTAATGAAAGAACTGCTGTTATTCAATTTATTGGTGGTACTGCATCATCTACTGAGACAGGAGAGGCACCACACGTTCTTATTGATGATGAGACATCTTCTATTGTTACATTCGAGAGTCCTCTTGGTGTATTAGAAGGAAAGAGATTTGAGGATGATGATGAATTACAAGGTGCTGGTGATGGAATACCTGACCTAGTAAATACTGGTACAGATTATGAGAATGAAATCAGTCTTGATGGTGGTATAGCATCATCACTATATGGTATTGAGGAAACTGTTGGTGGACAGAACACTACACTGTTCCAGCAAGCAGACCAATTATATGATTCAAGTTTAGTTCCACTAACTGCATCTGTGCAGCAAGCAGGAGCATTAGATGATGGTATTGAGCATACTTCTCTATCAACTATTAAGTTGAGAAATGTTCAGAATGCTTACACTGTTGGTGAGACAATAACTGGTTCAACAACTGGTGTTACTGCTATCGTAGCAGAGGCACAATCTGCTGTTGATGACTTTGGATATGTATTTTTAAAAGTACAAACCATAACTAATAGCGGATCAAATTACAAATTTACAACTTCTGATACACTAAACGGAGGCAGTTCGGGTGCCAACGGTGTGTTTGTATCACAAGAATATACTAACCTTGTCAGAAAAGAGCAAGAGTAACCACTATAAATAAAAGGAAGGTAAACTAAACAATGGCACTCCTAACCGACCAATTTAGAATTTTCACTGCTAAAAGATTCATAAAATCTTTGGAGGGTGCTGATGCGACTCAATCTGACTTGCAAGCAGGATCCAACAGAGATCGTTTGTATGTTTTCATAGGACGTCCACAAGAGTGGGATAATGAAAACGCACCTCCGACTCCCGTTGATTCTTTCCAAGAGTTTAGTGATACATTCTCAGACATGATTTCACTGAAACGTGTACTAGCAAATGACACGATTCAAGTGGTAAGACGAATTGACTGGACTCCCCCAGAGCAGACTACTGGTGGACTTGGTTATGTTTATGATATGTATCGTCATGATTATAGTTCCACTAAGACCGCATCCAGTGGTGCTACCAAGTTATATGACGCAGATTTTTACGTTGTTAACTCGCAGTATCAGGTCTATAAGTGCATTTACAATGGTACAAGTCCTAGTGATCCTAACGGTAAACCTTCTACTGTTGAGCCAACTGGCACCTCTACATCTATTATTACGACTTCCGATGGTTATCGTTGGAAGTATCTGTATACGATCCCTGTTGGTCAGGTCTTAAAATTCTTCTCGAATGACTACATGCCTGTGCTTTCAGACGTTGCTGTTACAGGTGACGCGGTTGGAGGAGAGATTGACACTGTTGTTATCCAAGCATCTGGTACAGGTTACAACAATGGTACATATGAAAACGTACCAATAAAAGGTGATGGAGTTGGTGGTAGAGTTTCACTTGTTGTTGACGGTGGTAAGGTTGTATCCGCTACTGTGACATCTGGTGGTTCTGGTTACACCTTCGGTAAAATCATCATTGATGAGGTTAATGGTATTGGTGCTGGTACAGGTACTGGTGCTGCTATTGACGTTATCATTCCCCCAGAATTAGGTCATGGTTCTGATCCTACCAAAGAACTTGGTGGTTACAGAGTTATGATCAACACGAAGTTCACTTATGATGAAGGATCAGGTGACTTCCCAACTGATAACGACTACCGTCGTATCGGTCTTGTTATAAACCCAAACCAGTATGGTACGACAGAACTGACATCTGCTATTACGTTGTCTGCTACTCGTGCTGTTATCTTCTCACCTACCTTCACAGGTACGTTCTCAACTGATGAGATTATCACACAGTCAAGAACCGTAGGTGGACAACAGGTAACTGCAAGAGGTCGTGTTATATCATGGAATACCACAACAAAAGTTTTGAAGTATTATCAAAACAGAATTGATGGTGTGTTCCCAGAAATTACTGGTAACCTAACAGAATTTGAAGGAGGTAACCCTGTCACAGGTGCTACTTCTGGTACATCCGCTGATCCTGATATCAACTTCCCAGTTGTATCTGGTATCTCGACCCGAGTCATCAACAACACTGAATATGACTTAGGTATGTCCTTTACTAATGGTTATGCGAAACCAGAGATCGATCCTAACTCAGGAGAGATTATCTACATAGATAACAGAGGAGCAATCTCTCGTGCTGGTGACCAAATTGAAGATATTAAAATCGTAATCGAGTTCTAAGATGCCACAGAATACCAATCTGAATATAGCTCCTTATTTTGATGACTTTGATAAGGACAAAAACTTTTACAGAGTTCTCTTTCGACCAGGATTCCCAATCCAAGCGAGAGAACTTACCACTATGCAATCTATTTTGCAGAACCAAGTGGAAGCAATGGGATCACACCTCTTCAAGGAAGGTGCAATGGTTATCCCAGGTCAAGTTGGATATGACCTTAACGTAGATTGTTTAATAATCCAGCAGTCATTTTTAGGAGTAGACGTAGAGACATATCGTACACAGTTAAATGGAAAAATTGTAGAGGGTCTTACCACTGGCATCAAGGCAAAGATTCTTTTCTCTATTCCAGCAACAACAAGTACAAGAGGATATATCACATTCTATATTAAGTATGTTGAGTCAGGAGACACAACATCTGACGCTACTACAAAGAAGTTTGGTGATAATGAACAGTTAATATGTGAGAATGAGATAACTTTCGGTAACAGTTTGATCGAAGTTGGATCACCATTTGCACAATTACTTCCAGTAAATTCTACTGACATTGGATCTGCTGCTTATATAAGTGAGGGTGTATATTTTATAAGAGGACACTTTGTAGATGTTCCTACTGAATACATTATATTAGAACAGTATGATAACAACCCATCATACAGAGTCGGTTTTGATATCTCAGAATCTATCATCACGCCAGAAGATGATCCATCATTAACAGATAATGCTATTGGTTCGTCTAACTATTCTGCACCTGGTGCACATAGATTTAGAATTAAAACACAGTTAGTTAAGAAACCTATTAATGATGATACAGATAAGAACTTCATTGAACTTCTTCGTATCAGAAATTCTACTGTTGAAAACTTTGTTGACACAACATCATACAACGAGATTGAAAAATCTATTGCTCGTCGTACATTTGAGACACATGGTGACTATGTTGTTAACTCATTCGAGGTTCGTGCAAGAGAACACTTAAACGATCAGTTTAACAATGGTGTGTATCTTCCAGGAACTTCATCACCTGATGATCAGGTTGCTAGTGAGAACTTTGCTGCACTAGAAGTAGGACCTGGTAAAGCATATGTAAAAGGTTATAGAACTCAATTACTTGCATCTACATATGTTGATGCTCCTAAACCAAGGACATTTATAGGACGTCAGAACCAAATCATTCCTATTGACCTATCACAGTCAGTAGAGGTATATGACATTTGGGGGTGGCCAAGTATTGCAGGAGAAGGTGTTACTAACTGCTATCAGGTTGTTGATCTTAGAGACAACTGGTTAGGAACTGGTGCTTCTAATGCTGCACAAGGAAATAAGATTGGTAAGGCAAGAGTCTTACAACTAGAAACTGATGGAACAAAATATAACTTGTTCTTATTTGATATACAGATGTTTACTGCAATTAACTTTGCAAGTTCACAAACTATAAATGATGGAGAGGTAATTGTAGGACGTTCATCTGGTGCCAGAGGATATGTGTATGAAGCATCTGGTGACTCTGCTGTTGTTCATCAGGTATCTGGTGAGTTCCAAATAGGAGAAGTTCTAGAAAGAGATGGTCGTGTATTAGATACATGTTCTGCTGTATTCAACTATGAACAATCTGATGTACGTCAGGTGGTTGGATATGAAGACCCATCAACTTCTGCTACTGTGACATTTACTGCATCATTAGCATTGAATGAATCAATATCATTAGTTGGTAAAACAGTTACAGTTGACCAAGCATCTTCTACTAAGACAATCACTGGTTTCGATACTGCATTCTCTGCTGATATCAGACCTGGTGAAGTTATATCTCCTGTTGCTACTACTAACAAAGGTCAGACATCACTTAGAGTTAAGAGAATAGATTCTACTAACATTGCATTTACTGCTGCTAATAGAAAGAGCAGTGGTTCAACTCCTATATTTGATTTTGGATTACAGACTGCTGTATTAGATTCTAGTTTAACAAAAGGTAGTATAACTGACGCAGAATATCCTGCTATCCAGTTTACACGTTTACGTCCTATCTTTACACAGAAGAATGTAAGAGACGGTGAACTTGTAATTGATATGCCCAAGAAGGCAATCAAGTCTATCGCTGATGAATCATTTACATCTATCAAGACTTTCTATAACAAACAGTTATCATCTGGTGACGTTACATTTACACTACCAGAGAACGAACAGTTTACTACATTAGATAACGAAAACTATAACTTAACTATCGTTACTGGATCTAACTCTCACACAGGATATGGTTGGTCCCCAGGTACTAACCTTGACATTGAGAATGAATCCACAAAACAATCACCTACTATCTCAGTTTCATTTGGTGCTAACAGACAGTCATTACAAATTACTGGTATCAACAATGGTTCTGGTGGTAGTGCTAATATTACTCGTGTTACACTGACTGCTGCTGTATCTGTAAACACTGTATCTAAGAAAATTAAAACTGCTGCTAAGATGAGAACCATGAAGGTTATCAGAACCAGAGAGCAGAATGATGTGATGAATTACGGATTAGCATTTGGTAACTTGTATGGTACAAGAATTGAAGATGAAGAAATATCTTTTGCATTGAATGACGTTTATAAAGTGCATGCTGTATATGAATCTACTGATGACAATGATGCACAAGTCCCTTACGTTGTACTAACAGAAAACGTATTCTTCGACAACGGTAGTGTTGTTGTAGGAAGAACATCTGGTGCAAGGGCAAGGGTAGTATCATTCAACTCCAACAACAATAGGTTGTATGTAGTTCCATTAAGTTCTGATTACTTTGGAACTGGTGAAACTATTGATGGATTTGATGCTGACTTGAATGCACTTGTCGGTGTTACTGAGGATGGTGATGGAGCAATCGAAAGAGGATCCAGAGACATCTCAGGTAATTTTGACCTAGATTCAAACCAAACACCATTCATGTATGGTGTATCAAAAATTGTTAGGAAGGCAGGAACCAGCGAACCAAAGAGAAAACTCGCTGTTGTATTTGACTACTTTATTCACGAACCATCTGGCGATTATTTCTCTAACCAATCTTACTCTGGTATATCATTCTCTGAGATACCTAGGTATAGATCTGAACGCAACTCAAAGTACTTAACAGATGGAATCGATTTCCGTCCTGGTGTTGGTGAACTTGCTAGTGGTTCTGGTACTGTGGAGCAACCGTACTTCACAAATTGTAAGTCTCTTGACTTCGACTCTCGTATTTTTACAAGCACAGGTGGTGCTGGTGGTTCTACTATTTTTAATATACCCAAAGTAGAAGAATTCTTCCGTGCCGACTACGACTACTATCTACCACGTCAGGACAAACTCTTCATGACACATGATGGAGATCTAAAACTCTCCATGGGTGTTCCTAATGAAGATCCCCCAGAGGCAGATAACATTGATAAAGCAATGTTACTTGCCAAAATTCAATACGAACCTTATGTGTATGATGTAGAAGAGGACATCTTAATTACACTAAACCAGCAACGTCGTTACACTATGGAAGACATAGGTAACATGGACAGACGTTTACAGTCTCTTGAATACTATACATCATTATCATTACTAGAAGCAGACGCTAGAAATACAAGAGCGTTTGACTCTGATGGTTTTGATAGATTGAAAAACGGTTTCATGGTAGATGACTTTACAGATCATTCTACTTCTGCTGTTGAGAACATAGACTTCAAGTGTTCTATGGACTTTAATAATGGTATACTACGTCCTTCACATTACACCTCTAATATATCTCTTGAATTTAGTGGTAGTGCATCAAGTAATATAACAGATCATAATACTAGACAACTTCGTTCTGGTAAGACAGGTGCTAACATATTGACTCTTCCTTATGAAGAAGAAGCAATCATTATCCAACCTTACGCTTCTAGAATGGAGAACGTTAACCCATTTAACGTATTCACATTCATAGGACGTATTGACTTACTTCCAGCATCTGATGACTGGACAGATACAAGACGTGCTCCTACAAGAGTTACATCTATTGAAGGTAACTTTACTGCAACAAGACGCAGATTCAGAACTAACAATGCTGGATTTGCTCCTATACAATGGAATGCATGGAGAACTAACTGGACAGGTACTAGAAGGTCAGAGACAAGAAGATGGAGGGAAACAACATTTGCTAGGGGTACACCTAGAAGAGTCCTAGCGGGTGAGACTATTACTACGACTCGTCGTCAGGTAAGATCTGGTACTCGTATCAGAGTTGTACCTAGAATTGACAGACGTTCACTTGGTGATAGTATTATTGATAGCACATTTATACCATGGATCAGATCTAGGAACGTTGCATTTGATGTAGAACGTGTAAAACCAAAAACAAGAATGTATGGATTCTTTGATGGTGATAGTGTAATGAATTACATTACTCCAAAACTAATTGAATTAGTTAAGAACTCATCAGAAGATCCTAAGACAAATGAGACACCATTTGTTATTGGTGAAACTGTTATTGGATTGAACTCAGGTTGTCGTTTAAAAGTTGTAGCACCTAATAATGGTCTAACAACTAACCCTTATACAGCAACTAATGATTCATTACCAGACTCTTATGCATCACAAACCGCAGTCTTAAATATTGATACAACTGAGATTGCAAGACAAACAAGAGGAGACTCTTACGGAAATATAGCAGTGGGAGAAGTATTACTAGGTCAAACATCTGGTGCTCGTGCTGTTGTCAAAGATCGTCGTCTCATCTCCGATCTCTTGGGTATTGTAAAAGGAACATTCTTTATACCTAACCCAAGAAGAGACGCGAACCCAAGATGGGCAACTGGTTCCAGAACTATGCGTTTAACATCTTCTGAGCAAGATAGTAGGTTACCAGGTGCTGTTGATTCTGCTGCTGAGGCAGAATATACTGCAAGAGGTACATTGAATACGTTACAAGAAAACGTACTTGCAGTTAGAAACGCATCTATCGTTCGTGATACTGTCAATGATAGAAGGACAGTAAGGTCGGTGAGAACAAACACAAGACAAGTTGGTTGGTGGGATCCACTAGCACAATCATTCCTACTTGAAGCACAAGGTGGTATGTTTGTAACTGGTGTTGATATCTACTTTGCAACTAAGGATCAGAAGATCCCTATCTCTATGCAGATCAGACCTATGGAGAATGGTTATCCTACTAAGGACATTCTACCTTTCTCTGACTGTACATTGATTCCATCACAGGTTGAGATATCAGAGAACGCATCTATTGCAACTAGGTTTGAGTTCCCTGCACCTGTGTATATTCCAGAATCAGAAGAACATTGCTTTGTTCTATTCTCTGACTCTAACGAATACAAGGTATGGATATCTCGTATGGGTGATATTGATATCACAGGTACAAGAACTATATCTGAACAACCTTATGCTGGTGTTCTATTCAAATCACAGAACGCATCTACATGGACTGCTGACCAATATGAAGATTTGAAATTCAATCTTTATAGAGCGAAGTTCAATACAAGTGTAACTGGTAGTGCTGTATTCAATAACGCATCACTTGGTGCTGGTAATGATGGTCTTGCATCGCTTGTAAACAATCCTATTACAACGATACAACCACAACAAAACATTACATTAGCAACTGGTGTAACTTACGCATTCACTGTGGGTGCAAGAGTTATACAGTCACCATCTAATGCACAGGGTACAGTTAAAGAATTTGATTCTACATCAGATCCACAAATCCTAACTGTTACAGATATCAGTGGTACATTCGTACAAGGTATTGTAGATAACTCTGGTAATATTACCAACGCAATGAAGTCATCACAGTCATCCGCTACTATTGTTTTATCAGCAATATCTAACGGTGTGTTTGAAGTTGGTGATGTAATCACTGGATCATCTTCTGGTGCTACTGCAACTGTTACTGCATATGATGTTGGTACATCTACTATAACTGCTAACTATGTTTCCAAAGCATTTGACGTTGGTAACGATACACTGTCAGAACCTGGTGGTGTAAGTGGTACTATCTCATCTGCATCATATAGTGGTGACTCATATACAGGATACCCTGTATCACAACCTACTGTAAGAGCAGGAGACAAGAAAATTATTGTATACCAACCTAATCATGGTATGCACAATAGAGCAAATAACGTTGAGTTAAAGAACGTTGTTTCAGAGATACCAGCAACTACATTAACATCTAACTTATCATCTACTGCTACTACATTGTCAGTAAATGATGCAGGAAGTTTCCATAAGGTAGTTAACGGTAAACCTATTAGTACAACTAACCCAGGATATGTGATGTTAGTTGGTGAGAGTTCAGATAACCTTGCTCTTGATCCTCCATCACCTCCTGGTGGTGACGATGATGCAACAGAGGCATGGAGAAGTATTATGCATGTTGTTTCTGCAAAAGAGATTATTGCTTACTCAGCAATATCAGATAACGGTAAAGAGATTACTGTTGCACCATCTGGTAGAGGTATTACATCTGCTGTTATGAACACAGGTGCTGCACTCACATGGCCATCAGAGACAACTGTAAGATGTTATAATCTTGATGGTATACCACTAACAGAAATCAACAAAGTTCATACTGCTATCGGAGATCCTACTCTTGATACTTACTCACTATCAACACAATCTGTTGCTAGTGTCGGTATAGCAACTGGTGGATCTAACGTTAGTGCATCACAGAACATACCATTTGAACTTATCACACCTACTATACAGGTTCTAAATTTCAAAGAAACTGATATAGCACCTACCTTGAATACCACATCTGGTACATCTATTGGTACTGGTGGACAAGTTGTTGACCAAGCATCATTTGTAAACAATGGTCAATATGATGAGATCCAGTTGAATGAAGAGAACTATTATGATAATCCTAGAATTATATGTTCCAATATTAATGAAGCAAATAAACTAGAAGGTTCTAAGTCTCTAACTATGAGAATTAACATGATGACTGAGAAGGACAATCTAACTCCTGTTATTGACCTTGATCGTGTCTCTGTAATTACTACATCAAATAGGATCAACAAGTGGCCAGGTGGTCCACAAGTCTTGGGAATACAGAGTGAGATAGATACCACAGGTGATGTTTCATTACTCGCTGGTGGTGATCAAAACGAAGCAATTTACTTGACTAAGATAGCAAAACTTGCTAACATATCAAGAAGTATTCGCCTCATGATTTCCATGCAACGTTATGGAGATTCTACTATCGACATATATTACCGTATTCAAAAAGCAGGATCTGACAAACCAATGAATGAAGTTGGATTTGTTAAGATACCTGTACCAGATGTCGGTTCAACCAATGTCGGTGAGGAAGAATGGGAAGACTTTGAATACACAGTTGAAGGTCAGGAGTTCCAAGCATTCCAGATTAAGATTGTTATGAAAGCGATGAACCAAGCAAAAGTTCCTCTCATCAAAGATCTTCGTGCTATTGCCTTCGCATCGTAATGGATAAACCTAGATTCCTCCCTGTTGAAGGAGAAGAAAATAAGGGTTTGTTTCGTGATACTGAAAGTAATGCGATTGTGTATCGGGACTCTGACGAGTACGATAAATATATGCAGTCGTATAATCAAAGGCAAAGGAAGAAGAGGGAATTTACTGATCTGCAAGGTGAAGTAAAAGAACTTAAATCTGATGTTTCTGACATCAAAAATTTACTACTGAAACTTATTAACAAAGAAAATGACAGTTGATGTGAAAGAAAACAGTTCACCTGATGAACTACTTGAAGGGTTCAAGACCCGCTACCAAAAGATACTTGATGAGAACAAATCATTAAGTAATAAGATTAGAGACAATGAAACTACTGCACTAAAACTGTTGGGTGCAATAGAAACTTTGGAATATCTTTATCCACATACACCAGAAGCAAAGACAGAGGAATCGCCAGGAACACCAGCATCAGTCGAGTAGCATCGTATTTGCGGTATAAATAACAGGAGACATCCTTGTGTCATTCGATATAAACAATGGCAAATAGACTACAACTACGACGTGACGGTGCACAGCAATGGGCAAACGTCAACCCAATTCTTGCACAGGGCGAACTTGGTATTGAACTAGATACCTCGCGTCTGAAAATCGGTGATGGTGTTACACCATGGAACTCACTGAAATATGAGCGTCCACTAGAAACTGAAAGTAATACTGCAAATACACTTGTTAAGCGTGACGCTGACGGTAACTTTGAAGCGGGTGCCATTACTGCTTCAATCGTCGGTAACGCTGCTACTGCGACTAGACTTGCTAACGCTAGATCATTCACCCTAACAGGTGACATGACTGGTTCTGCTAGTTTTGATGGTTCTGCAAACATCAACATTACTGCTGAACTAAACTACCAACCAGGTCTACCACACTATGACGCAAACGATCTTAGCGCGACTGGAACTTATACTCAAATTACACTTGACTCTCGTGGTCGTGTTACTACTGCTTCTAACCCTACAACACTAGCAGGATATGGTATCACTGACGCGACACCAAGTGACCCAGATCTAATCGCACTTGCTGCTATAACATCTCTTGGTTTATTATCAAGAACTGGAAATGGAACTGCTGTAACTAGACAGATTACAGGTGCATCTGGTCAAATTGTTATGACCAATGGTTCTGGTGCAACAGGTGACCCACAGGTAGGACTTGCTGATACACCAGTTGTTGTTGGATCATACAACCCAACAGGATCTGTATCATTAGATCAACCTCAGTTATCTGTATCAGAAACATCAAGTATTCACCAAACAGTTAATACACCTGACTTTACAGTAGACAGATATGGTAGATTAACATATGCAGCAACAGCACCTATTGCTACTGCTACACAGGGTACAGAATCAGCAGCATGGAACTCAGGAACAACATATGCACGATATGCAAAGGTTAAAAATTCAAATGATCGCCTCTATGAGGCTATCGCTCCTGTTAACAGTGGTGGCAGCGAACCTACACACACCGACACCAGTGATACAGGATCTTGGAGATATCTCGGATCTGCTCTAAGTCCACAGAAAGGTCTAGCATCATTCAACCAAGAAGATTTTGATGTAACATCATGGAATGCTGCTGGTAACTACGAAGGTGGTTTCGTTACTATTGCACAGGCAGGGGTAGATAATACACAACTACAAAATAACAGAGTTTCATTTGCAGACGGTAATACAAAAGAAGACTTTGAACTAGATCAAGAATTAACTGCAACCACAGGTTACAGAGGATTCAATTACTTAAACTATATTAAAATTAATGATACCAGTGGTAACCTATTAGTTGGTGCTAATAACACTGGTGATAGTGGAGCAGGAGAGATTGACATAAACGTCAGATCATATTATAGTGATCCTGACATTACACTTGATGGTTCTGTTGATCAGAAACTTGATAAGACTGGTGATGGTAATTTAACATTCCAGTTAACTCAAAACAGTTCTAGTGCTAGAACAGTCTTAATCAACGCTACAAACTCTGGTGCTGGTGATGCAAAGATTGATATCACATCAGAAAATGATATTACGATCAATGCAACTAACGTTTCTAATAGAGTAAACGTAGAAGGTTTCCAATTTCAAGATGATACTCTAAGTAGCACTGCTGCTACTATGATATTAGACCCAGGTGATGACGACGCTGCAACTGGTAAAGTTCAGATTCGTGGTGACCTACAAGTAGATGGTACTACAACAACTGTTAACTCAACTGTTGTAACTATTGATGATCCTATCATTGTATTAGGTGGAGATACTACACCTGTATCAGATGACAATAAGGATCGTGGTGTCGAGTTCTCTTATTACGATACACAGGCAAGAAAAGGATTCTATGGGTGGGACGAAGATTATGCGAACGCTAACATGTGGTCTGGCACTGGTGGGTATCGCTTCCTCTACAACGCGACTAACACAAGTGAAGTTTTTACTGGTACTGATGCTCCTATCATCGCTGGTAACCTCAGACTAACAACAAACACAGGATCTACTTGGAAAACACCTACAACAGGTACATTAGTTGTAACTGGTGGTGCAGGAATTTCTGAAAATCTTAACGTTGGTGGTACAACCCACTTGAATGGTAATGTTGAGATAGATGGCACAGTTGATATTGATGCAAACTTTGCAGTAAGATCTGGTACAACTGATAAATTTACAGTCGCATCAAGCACAGGTAATACAGTAATCGAAGGTACATTAGATGTACAGTTAGAAACTGAGATAACAGATAACTTAATAATAAAAGCAGACAATAAAAAGTTTGATATTCAAACTGCTGCTGGTGTCAGTAAGTTTGAGGTAGATACTGACAATGGTAATATACACACAGATGGTACTCTTGATGTAGACAGTGGTGTTACACTCAACAGTACTCTCGATGTTGATAACAACGTTACATTAAATGCAGAATTAGATGTTGATGGCAACTCATTATTCCATAACAACATCACTCTTGATACAACTGGTAAGAACTTTAAGATCACAAATGGATCACAAGATAAGTTCTCTGTTCTATCTACAAATGGTAATACAGATATCAGAGGTACATTAGATGTAGGATCTAATGCTATCTTCGAGACAAACCTAAGTGTAAATGGTAATACTACATTAGGTAATCAAGCATCTGATAATCTTACAGTAAATGCTGACGCTGTATTTACAGATAACCTTACAGTTAATCAGGCAGTAGATTTTGATTCTACTCTTAATGTAGATCAGGCAGTAGACTTCAATTCAACTCTTGTAGTTGATGGTCAAACTACAATTTATGATTCTCTAATCTTACAGTCTGACAACGAAGTATTCAACATTAATAATGACGCTGCACAGACACAGTTCTCTATTGACTTTGATAATGGTAATACAATCATTGGTAGAAGTGGACAAGGCACAGGTACATTAACAGTCCATGGTAATTCTACATTCAATGATCTAGCAACATTCACTGACAATGTAATTGTTGGTAATGCAAATACTGACACTCTCACAGTAAATTCTGTTTCACAATTTACAGATAATGTCACAGTTGATGGTAGTCTAACTGTAAATACAAACGCATTAATAGAAGGTAACCTAACAGTTAATGGAGTCACTACAACCGTTAACAGCACTACGGTTACACTAGATGACCCTATCATTACATTGGGTGGAGATACTGCTCCTGCATCTGACGACGCAAAAGATCGTGGTGTGGAGTTCCGTTATTTCAATTCTTCTGCTAAAATAGGATTCTTCGGGTGGGATGATTCTGCACTAAGATATGTATTCTTACATGATGCAGCAAACAACTCGGAGGTGTTCAGTGGTACCAAGTCAGGAATTGACGCAGGGTCCATAAAATTATTTAATACAACAAATGCAACGAATAGTGCTACTGGGACTCTCATCGTTGGGGGCGGTGCTGGTATCGGATTGGATCTATACGTCGGTGATGATCTCACAGTCGGAGACAATGGATCGTTTGGTGGAAATGTCGATATCACTGGCACGCTCGATGTAACAGATGACTTCGCTGTTGCTTCTACATTTACAGTTGATGCCCAGACAGGTAACACATTTGCTAATGGTACATTCACTGTCAATGGTAACGCTACGATTGGTAATCAGGCGGGTGACTCACACGCTGTTACTGGTACTGTACAGTTCAATCAGGCAGTAACTGGTAATGCAAGATTCAACATCAGAAACCTTAAAGTTGGTACTGATGCTGCTAACGAAATATCTACATCCTCTGGTAATCTAATATTAGATTCTGCTGGTGGTACAGTAAACATAACAGACCACGCTGACGTGGATGGAGACTTAAATGTTGACGGTAATACTAAGGTTGATGGCACTCTTACTGTCGATGGTAATACTACTATCGGTAACGCATCAGGAGATAGTCACTCAGTTACTGGAACAGTCCAGTTTAATCAAGCAATCACCTCCACAGACATCACCGCAGACGCGATCAAAATCGGGGTCGATGCTAACAATGAAATTAGTACCACAACTGGTAACCTTATCCTCGACTCACAAGGTGGTAAGGTACACATCACAGACAATGCTGAGGTAGATGGAAGTTTACAGGTAGACGGAAATACAACTCTTGGTGATGCTAGTTCAGATTCATTGACTGTCAATGCAACATCTGATTTTAACGCTGCTATTACATCAGAACAGATCACTGCTAAGAACATCAAGATTGGTGTTGATGGTACATCAGAAATCAGTACATCAACTGGTAACCTAACTATTGATTCTGCTACTGGTGAGACTATTATTGATGACAACCTCACAATCAATGGCACACTTGACGTTGATAACCTAACAACAATTACAGATGGTTTAACTGTCAAGGCAGACAACAAAGTTGTTGCAATCCAGACTGCTGGTGGTGTTAATAAACTTACAGTTGATACTGATAACGGAAATACAGATATACGAGGAACCTTAGATGTAAATGGTGCTACTACCATTACCAATACTCTTAACGTTACTAACAATGTTGACCTTGATCAACAGTTAAACGTAGATGGTAATGCTACATTCCAAAGCAATGTAAACATCAACGGTGACAACTTACTCTTTACAATAGAGAACCAAGCAGGAACTGATCAGTTTACTGTTGACTCTGACAATGGTAATACAGTTATAGGTGGTACATTAGTTGTTGATGAGACCATAGATGCAACTGGTATTATCACATCTAATAACTTCTTAAAAGCAGTTAACTCTACCAACCCAGCAAACCTATCTGCAAATGCTGCATTGATGGTTACTGGTGGTGCAACTGTTGGTGCTGATTTATTCGTTGGTACAGGATTTAAAGTTGGTGCAAACGCTGCAACTAAATTCTCAATCGCTGGTGGAACAGGTAACACAGATATCACTGGTACATTAGATGTCACAGGAAACACAACTCTAACAACTCTCGATGTCTCCACAATAGACACCACTGGTGCTACAACTATCGGTGGTACATTCAACGTTGGTTCAAGTAAGTTTACTGTACTATCCAACTCTGGTAACTTGGATATGGCAGGAACACTTGATGTTGCTGGTCGTACAATTATTGATGATACTCTACAAGTTACACAGAACGTAGACTTTGATTCTGATCTTAATGTAGATGGTAATGCACAGATTGATGGTACACTTACTGTTGATTCTGCTACAACAATCAAAGACAATGTAATTGTCAGAGGATCTACAAAGACTCTTAAATTACAAAACGGTTCTAATCAAGACAAGATTACATTCCACTCAACAAGTGGTAATGCAGAGATCACTGGTCTATCTACACTTGGATCTCTTGGAGTTACAAACAATACAACTATCGGTGGCACACTTGGAGTCACAGGTCAGATCACTGGTAACGTAACTGGTGCGTTGACAGGTAATGCAGACTCTGCATCATTAGTTGATGTTACTGAGACTGCTGCTACTAACTTAGACTTCTTCCCAACATTTGTTTCTGCAACATCTGGAAACACTGAGATAAGAACTGACTCTACTAACCTAAGATATAATCCATCTACTAACAGACTTACTGTTACAAACTTCCGATCAACAACTGACTTTGAAGTTCAAGGTAACTTGACTATTACTGGTGCTATTACTTACGGTCAGGCACAAGTTGGTAGTATCGCAAACCATGATACTGATGCTCTTGCTGAGGGATCTACAAATCTATACTTCACTAACGAAAGAGTTGATGATCGTGTTGCTGCACTAATTGATGGTGGCACAGGTATATCTGCAACTTACAATGACTCAGGTAATATTCTATCAATCTCTGCTGACTTTACAGAGTTTGATACAGACAACGTTGTAGAAGGAACTAGCAACAAGTATCATACACAAGCAAGAGTTCGTAACTCATTTACATATGGCACTGGTATTCAGCATGATGGTAGTGGTGGTCTTCAAGTTACACAGTCAGATATCAATACTGACAACATAACTGAGGGTAGCACAAATCTATTCATTACTGCTGCTAGAACTCGTGGACATTTAAGTGCTACTGGTGATCTATCATATAACGCTTCCACTGGTGTATTCTCATACACAATACCAACAACTATTGCTTCTCTTTCTAATCATGATACAGCAGATTTAGCAGAGGGTACTAACCTCTACTTCACTAACGCTCGTGCTGATGCTAGGGCAGATGCAAGAATCGCTGCTGCTGACACAGATGATTTATCAGAAGGTTCTTCTAACTTATACTTCACTAACGCTAGGGCAGACGCTAGAATCGCTGCTGCAACTACAAGTGATCTAACAGAAGGAAGCAACCTATACTTTACTAATGCAAGAGCAGACGCAAGAATTGCTGCTGCATCTACAAGCGATCTATCAGAAGGAACTAATCTTTATCACACAACTGCTCGTGCTCGTGCAGCAATCAGTGCTGGTGGAGACTTATCATATAATGCTTCAACTGGTGTGATGAGTGTCACATTGCCAACAGTATTCTCTGGGGCATACAATGACCTAACTGGTAAACCTACATTATTCTCTGGTGCATATGCAGACTTAACTGGTAAACCTACATTATTCTCTGGTGCATATGCAGATCTAACTGGCGCACCTTCTCTTGGTGCTGTTGCGACATCTAATGATTATGATGATCTAAGCAACAAACCAACACTAGGTACTGCTGCTGCTACTAATAGCACTGCTTATGCTACTGCTGCACAAGGTGCTCTTGCTGCATCTGCATTACAGGCAGAAACAATTACATTAGCAACACTGAAATCTGTTACAGCAGCGTCTACTGACTTTGCTGACTTCCAATCTAGAATCGCTGCTCTATAAGTAAATGGCATCTCCAACCTCAAAATCTGAACTAAAAGAATACTGTCTCCGTAGACTCGGTAAACCAGTATTAGAAATCAACGTGTCTGATGATCAGATTGATGACAATATAGATTACGCTATACAGAAATTTCAACAGTATCACTATGAAGGTGCTGAACGTGTTTATCTAAAACATAAGTTTACTGCTGCTGAGATCACTGCTGGTAAAGCAAACTCAACAACATTAGCAACAGATGGTACTACCGAATGGTCAGAACAGAATGCATTTGTTCCTGTACCAGAACATATAACATCTATTGAAGGTATCTTTAAATTTACAGACAAAGGTACTAGAAACATGTTTGATATTAGATATCAAATGCGTTTGAATGACTTGTATGATTTTACATCTACACAGTTCTATCATTACTATATGATACAACAACACTTAGAGACTATTGATTTCATACTAGAAGGTATGCACCCAGTAAGATATCAAGCAGTACAGGATAAAGTTTACTTAGACTTTGATTGGTCACAAGATGCACTAGAAGATCAATATATTGTTATCAAATGTTGGAGAGCATTACAACCTGAGACATGGACTGAGATATACAATCAGTTGTGGTTAAAGGACTATGCTACTGCAAAGATAAAGAAACAGTGGGGTCAGAATCTTACTAAATTTACTAGCGTTCAAATGCCAGGTGGTGTCACTCTCAACGGAGAGATGATTTATAATGATGCTGTTGAGGAATTAAAGATCCTTGATGAGCAACTTCGCACCACATGGGAAACTCCTCCATTAGACATGATAGGATGATATGGCAACTAACAGTTACTTTACCAACGGTACAACAGGAGAGCAAGATTTACAAGAGTCTCTTGTCACAGAGCAAATTAAAATGTTCGGCAAAGATGTCTACTATATCCCGAGAACTCTTGTTAAAGAAGATAGCGTCTTCGGGGAGGATACCCTCTCTAAGTTTGAAGGAGCACATTTAATTGAAGCGTACATTGAAGATGCTGGTGGTTTTAGGGGCGACGGTGATATTTTCTCTAAGTTTGGAGTCAGAATACAAGACCAGATCACCTTTGTTATATCAAGGTCAAGATTTACAGCAGCAGTAGACGATAATGCAACTTTAATTGTAGAGGGTAGACCTAACGAAGGTGACCTAATACATTTGCCTATGGCAAATAAAACTTTTGAGATACAGTTTGTAGAGCACGAACAACCTTTCTACCAGTTTGGTAAGAACTATGTTTGGGGTTTACGCTGTGAGTTGTTCGAGTACAGCGACGAGGATATCGATACTGGTGTGGCAGCAGTAGATGCATTAGAACAGAACTTTGCCAATGCTATCACAGTTGGTCTAGTTGCTGGTGGATCTGGTGCGTTCACTGCTGGTGAAACTGTAACTGGTGGTACATCTAATGTTACTGCTGAGGTTAAGTCATTTGATAGTTCAACCAATACTTTGATAGTGATTAACAGATCAGGCACCTTCACGGTCCCAGAAACGATCACTGGTGGCACATCTAGTGCATCGTTCACAACTGCATCATATAATACAATAAATAATACTAACTCCGAATTTGATATTAATGCGTCTATTGAGACGACTGCCGATGGTATACTAGACTTTACACAAGGCAATCCATTCGGTGAATTTGGAAATAGTGGAGGTTCTATCTAATGCTTGGTTCATACAATTACAACGGTATAATAAAGAAGACCGTTGTAGGATTTGGTACGTTATTTAATAATATAGAAGTCAGACGTACGTCTGGTTCTAAGACAGAGGTCATGAAAGTGCCCCTTGCTTATGGACCTAAACAGAAATTCTTAGCACGTTTAAGACAGTTAGGTGACTTGACAACAAGGGATCAGGTACAGATTACATTACCTAGAATATCATTTGAGATACAAGGTATTAATTATGATCCTACTAGAAAGGTATCACCAACACAATATATTAGACATAAATCAGGCACCAAAGAGAACAAAGGATTCATGCCTGTTCCTTACAATATTAATTTTGAGTTAGCAATATTAAGTAAAAACCAAGATGATGCTCTACAAATACTAGAACAGATACTTCCATTCTTCCAACCAAGTTTCAATATCACAATGAATCTTGTACCAGAATTAGGAGAGACAAAAGATTATCCTGTAACACTGACAAGTATTGATTACGGAGACGAGTACGAAGGAGACTACGATACCAGAAGAACGTTAATATATACATTGCAATTCATTGCTAAGACATACATGTACGGTCCAGTAGTTGATAACTCTGGTCAACTTATCAAGAAGACTATTATCGACTACTCTACTGAGGCAGTTAGAACTGCACCAAGAGAGGTACGTTATGTTGCTACACCTAGATCTCTTGTTGAAAGAGATAACAATGCAGTCACAACTGTATCAGCAGATATAGATGATAATGATGGCATTATAAATGTAACAGACGCATCTGGAATATCATTGAAAGATGACATTCAGATAGATAGTGAGGTAATGCGTGTCACAAAAATTGTTGACAACAAACTATATGTTGCTCGTGCGTTTAATAATTCAACCATAGCAGAACATGTAGCGAGTTCAAATGTATTCATCATAACAAGTGCAGATCATGCATTGTTAGACTCTGATGATGACTTTGGATTCAACGAACTTTATAGTGAGTTTACTGATGGAAAATCAAGAAACCCAACCACAGGAGCAGACGAGTAAGTTTGCTGGTATCGAGGATGCCCTCGATGTCAAGACTGAAATTATGCAGACAGACACTTCTATTAAGAAGGTGGAACCTAGTGCAGATATATCAGATAAACAACAACTTAAAAAAGATTATGAATATACCAGAGGCAACTTGTACACACTAATTGATAAAGGACAAGAAGCAGTAGATGGTATTTTAGAACTTGCACAGGAGTCTGATCAACCAAGAGCATATGAAGTTGCAGGACAACTCATAAAGCATGTTGGTGACGTGGCAGACAAGTTAGTTGATCTACAAAAGAAGGTCAATGAAATAGAAAATCCAGGCAAAGGAAAACAAACAGAAGTCACTAACAATACCATGTTCGTTGGTAGCACTGCTGATCTTGCAAAATTCTTAAAGCAAGAAAAGGATAAATAACATAGTAGGAGAATTTTTACCCAATGTCAGTATTAAATGTAATTGACACCCAAACAGTATCAGGAAGTGGCACAAGCTATATCGTGGTAAAAAGTGGTGTGCTTAGATGCTATGCAGCATCCGCGTCAACGTTAGCGATAGACGGTGGTCCCGCTATAACTTTGGCAGCAGGAGAAGCATTGCTAGTTTCCTGTGGTAAATCTAAAACCGCAAAGATCGCTGCTGCGACCAACGCTGCTACTATGGTAGTAACAGCAGAAGGTTTCTCAGGTGGTGGTCGTCATACATTCAGTGTTGGTGATTTTATCCAGACTGTTGATGGTGGAGACACAGATGGATTTACATCTGATTTTGAATCCGCAGCAGCATCTGGGAAGAAAGTTACCGCAGTCACTGGTTCTACTATTACAACAGACTATGACGCATCAGGAGCAGGATCTGCATACACTCTTAGTGCAGCAGATGCAACAGCAGGAACTGTGCCAGTCATACAACGAGTTGCAAAACTTGTCGCTGGTTCTAACGCAGTTGTTGTTGAACAAGTTCAAATTGTCGGAGGATAAATGCCCGCAGTCTCAAAGAAACAACAAAGGTTCTTCGGGATGGTTAGAGCGTTTCAAAAAGGGGATTCGACGCAAGCTCCCTCATCTGAGGTTGCCAGAGTTGCTTCCAGCATAAAAATGAAAGATGCAAAGAAGTTTGCATCAACTAAACATAAAGGATTACCAGAAAAGAAAGTGAAAAAAGAATCAGTAGAGCATGTAGGTAATTCTGATTTTAGATCATCAGCAGAGTTTATGAACACCTTTGCTAAACTAAAAAGACTTCGTAAGAAGAACGACAAAATCGGCACAGGTAATACAGGTCTACCACAAGGTGTCGCCCAAACTAATAGGAGAGGTAAAATGCAAGGTGTCGAAGAGGCAGCAATAGGTACAGCAGCAGGCGGTGGTGCTGTTACTGGGAGCACCTCATATACAGGACCTAACAAAGCAGACAGAAAAGTTATCAAGAAAATGGATAACAAAAAGTTTGCTGCTAGACTAGCAGATTACGAAAAGAACATGGATCCTAAAAAGCGTGAAGCACTTAAAGACAAAGCAACTAAGGGTATGAAATTTACACACGAAGGTACATCATATGGTCTCTACAAAGGTGATGGTAAACCTAAGATGCAGTTTGCAGCATTTGTAAAGAAAGTTAAACCACCAGAAACAAAGAAGAAATCTGTAAAGAAAGAAGAAGTAGAACAGATTGCTGAATTAGATACAACAACATTACATAGTTATGTAACCAAAGCATCATCTGACGCAGTTAAGACAGGAGTTGATGCTGGTATTGCAGGCATGGCGGGAAAAGATAAGAAGAGAGATAAAAAGTTAGATAAGGCATACAAGAGGTCAAGAGGAATCAATCGTGCTGCTACTAAGTTAGCAATGAGAGCAATCAAAAAAGAAGAAGTAGAACAGATTGATGAATTAAGTAAGACAACTACTGCGAACTATCTTTACCGAGCAAGGTTTGATAAAGATTATGTTCACGGTGGTAAGATGGGTAAGTATGGCAAAGCGAGAGATAAAGGAATAAAAAGAGCAGAGAAAAAATTAGGAAAAAAAGCAAGTGATAGACTTAGATATGTTGCAAAATATGATTCTGATGCAATGAGACAAGATTCAAATAAATCAGAATATCCTAGAAAAATTAAGGTCAAAGAAGAACCAGAAGTATATTGGTCAAGTAAAGCATTAGATCAGTTAGATCAATTAAACGAAAGACAAAAGGATAGTGACAACCAGAGATTAAGTCAGGAACGTGGTCGTTCTAATTATGGTAAAGCATCTATTAGAAACGTAAGACACACAGGTGAGGGTGGTAATGCTGCTGATCCTGCTGAGAGACTTGTGGCAATGGATAAGAGACACAAAGCACACAAGGAAAAGCGTGGTGTAAAAACCCTATCAAAATATAAGAAGGTTGTAAAAGAAGAGGGTTACGATCATTACAGAGACAACATTCTTATGAAAGGTGGAGACCACAGGTCAAAAGAGACTAAGAATAGAGTCAATACCCCTGGTCAACCTATGAAAGGTAAGACTGCTGCACAGAAAGCAGCGAAGGGAAAGACTGCATTAGAACTGGTAAAAGCGAACATTAGACAAAAATATGGAAAAGGTGCTATAATGGGTGAGGCACTTAATCCAAAACTGCAAGCAGTCCAGGATAAGGCAAAAGCGAACGTAGCAAAGCAAGCAGCGAAAGCTGCTGCTGACAAGAAAGCGAGAGCAGATTCTGCTGCTAAGTTCCAAGCACATAAGAAGAGTGAAATGGCAAAGGGCAAACGTCCTGACCAAGCACTTGACTCGTGGCAACAGAAAAAGTTAAAGAAAGAGGATGTAATGTCATTCTCTGATTTCCTTAAAGAAGGAAATGATCGTGCTCGTATGATGTCAAAAGCAAAGAACCAGACTACTGGTAGTATTGCAGCAGACAGAGGTACAGACGAAAAAAAGAACCGAGAGAGTCGTAAGAGTCTCGAAAAGGATCTTAAAAAGAAAGGGATTGGTTATAAAAAATCAGTCGGTAGTTATAAGTATGATGATGGATCTACTGGTAGGGAAGTATCCTACCAAACAAGTCCTGGCAAGGGAATGTCTAAGCGTAGGTTTGGAAAACTTACACGTCGTTTAGGACGTAAGCATGGACAGGAATCAGTGATTACTAAGAAGGCAGGGAAACCCGCTAGATTACATGATACTGAATCTAAGAAACCTGGCAAGTCATACAATCTCGGCAAAGAAGTAAAGAAAGGTAAGAACCCCTCTGGTGAAGGTGAAACATCCGCAACCAAAGTAAGGGGCGGTAAACTACCTAAGAAAACTAAACCTAACTCAACTTATCACTATGGCAAAAAGAAATGACAATGGCGTTTATGAATGCCAATACTGTGGACTGACTGCACCGTTAGGACACGCACGTCCAAGAACTTGGATGGAAAAACACGAAATGAATTGTGCTAAGAAACCATGATCCTATCATTTAAAGAGTATTTACAAGAAGCATCCAACTGCCCTGACGGTAAAAAGTATTGCCCGAAGTGTCAGATGTGTGTTGAGAAAACTTGTGAAGAAAAGAAAATGATGAAGGAAGAAGCATGGCAAAGAAAGGAAGGTAAGAACAAATCTGGTGGTTTAAATGAGAAAGGGAGGAAATCTTATGAGAGAGCAAATCCTGGTTCTGACTTAAAAGCACCAAGCAAGAAGAAAGGTAATAAGAGAAGAGCAAGTTTCTGTGCTAGAATGAAAGGTATGAAACGAAAACTTACATCAGCAAAAACTGCTCGTGACCCTGACTCTCGTATAAATAAATCACTACGAGCGTGGAACTGCTAATATGAATTACTCCTATCACGATGTGATGGAGGTGTACCGAGGAAACGGTCACCCTCCGTCGGTTAAACACATACCTAGAATTTTTACATGGTCAGTCATACTTGCCTTTATATTTGGTATGACACAGGTTGCATATGCTGATGTACCAGTATTGTATGTACAGGTTCCACAATGGACAGATGACTGGGCAGTATGTGCAGTAGATATACCTGACGCTCGTTGTCATTGGTATGTGCAGCAGGCAGATAATACATTCGGAGAAGGGTTTGACTGGGAAACCGCACCATGGTTTGATGCAAATGGTTTATATGATATACCCAGTATGTCGGCATCAACACAATTAGAGAAGTTACAGAACCACGGATAAGTAAATTTACCTATATAATATAGGTAGTTTAAAAAAGTTAAATGAAAGATTTACCAATCAGATCATCATGTATTTTGTTTGGAACAGTTAGTCTTGCTCTTTTCTTTTCACAGTATGCATGGGTATGAAACAATTTAACACTTGGGTATTAGACACCACGATTTACATCTTGGATTTTCTTTACAGAGGTAGAGACTTTCAAAGATTCTGGGTATTAGAAGTTATTGCAAGAGCACCCTACTTCTCTTTTATATCTGTTCTTCATTTTCGTGAGTCATTAGGACTTAGAGGACCAGAACATATTTACTTAATGAAAGAACACTTCTATCAGGCACTAAATGAGACAGAGCATCTTGAAGAAATGGAAAAACGTGGTGGTGATGAACACTGGATTGACAGGTTTTTTGCAAAGCACCTTGTTCTTATATATTATTGGATCATGGTTGGGTACTACCTTGTTAATCCTCTTGCTGCTTATGATATTAATATGAAGATAGAGAAGCATGCATACGAGACGTATATAAAATATTTGGCATGGCATCCAGAGGATAAGAAGATACAGGAAATAGCAGAAGACGAACTAAAACACGCACACGAATTACACCAAGCAATGTCTATGATCTAATGGTTGTAGTTCATTCAGTTAACATTATGGTTCTCATACTTGTAATAAGTGTGACAATTCTTATTGCCTATATAATGAAGTATGCCTATGAGGAAATGAACGATGGGAGCAATGACACCCCCAAGCAGGAAGAGTTGTTACAACTTTCGAGTGACCGAGATAGTAAAGGTAGTTGATGGTGATACTATTGACGTAGTAATAGACTTAGGATTTGATATCTACAAACACGAACGTGTAAGAATAGCGGGTATCGATACTCCTGAGAAAAGAACGAGAGACCTTGAAGAAAAGAAACTAGGTATAGACGCTACAAACTGGATGAAAGGAACATTGGAGGACACGATTAATGGAGAACATGAACTCACTATACGAACTGAACTCAAAGGCGGGGTTGGTAAGTATGGTCGTCTCCTTGGTTGGTTATATGTGGGTGACGCGGAGAAGTCGCTCAATGAACAGATGATTGACGAAGGATACGCATGGTGCTATGATGGTGGTACCAAACGTAAAGACTTTGAGACACTCAAAGAGATTCGCAGAAGTCAAGGAACGTTAATAGAATGATACCATCTATGAGAAAAACAATTCTTAACGCTCTTAAAGCGCATGCTATGGGTGACATCAAGAAGCACTTAGCAAACATTGAAATATATTTGGAGAACCCTGCTGGCATTGGAGAACACTCTGATGTTATGGAGGCAATCCAAGTTGAACTAGATCAGGTGGCAAAATACCATGACCAACTCGAAGTCATCAAAAACTACATTGACAGGGAATCTAGTTCATGAAGTCTCTTCATTAATTAGACATAAGATATTAACTTTACCCGCACTTAAACCATTAGATAATCCACATCCCATTGTAGAGAATGAGGATGTGTTTATTATTAATGAAATGAATAAGTGTAAGGGTCTAAGAAAAGTACATTTAGAAACTGGATATACAAAGAACATTGAGGTCATGCACTGTGTGTTCTTTCCTAATCCAGAATACCCTTTACCTATATTTGGTGCTGATATAGTTGCAACACCGAAGATAATTACTGCTGCGATCTGTGATATATCTCCTGTACATAAGGCAAATAGTATATACTATGGTCTAGATTTAATTGCACAACAGTATAAGTTTAAAGAAAGAAGACAGTTACCAGAGTGGGCAGATATATTTTCAGACTATGTACAGTTCATGCGTATACGAGACAACAAAGAGAAAGATATGTTTGTCGAGTTAGTCAGTAGATACCTAGACATCTACATTGAGCATGTATATGGTGCCAAGAGAGATCAGAACTGGATAAATAATATGAAGAGAATGGATGATCAGATCTGGTATTGTAAACAACAAAGGCAGAACAAGAAAACCAAGGCAGTCCTTGGACAATGGTTCGATCCTGAGTGGGCAGATGATTACATCAACAATACTTTATTTGATGTACCTAATAGTAATTGGCAATGGTGGATGAATGGCGACTGAACATCAGTATCTAGGTAACCCTAATTTAAAAAAAGCAAACGTTGCACAGAGTTTTACTCCGTCACAGGTGAAAGAGTTCGTCAAATGTTCTCAGGACCCTGTGTATTTTATTAAGAAGTATATTAGAATCGTCTCGCTAGATAAAGGTCTTATACCATTTGACTTGTATGACTTCCAAGAAGATATGGTCAACAAGTTTAATGACAATAGATTCAATATTGCTAAGTTACCTAGACAGTCTGGTAAGTCTACCGTTGTTACATCATACTTATTATGGTATGTAATCTTTAATGATAATGTGAACGTAGCAATCCTTGCAAACAAAGCAGCGACTGCTAGGGAAATGCTACAACGTCTACAATTAAGTTATGAAAACCTCCCAAAATGGATGCAACAAGGAATCAACCAGTGGAACAGAGGTTCTCTGGAACTTGAAAACGGCAGTAAAATCATGGCTGCTTCTACTTCCGCTTCTGCTGTCAGGGGTATGTCATTTAATATTATATTTCTGGACGAATTCGCGTTCATTCCGAATCACATTGCTGACCAGTTTTTCAGTTCTGTGTATCCTACTATATCTTCTGGTAAATCAACAAAAGTTATTATCATATCTACACCACATGGTATGAACATGTTCTATAAACTCTGGCATGATGCTGAGAGACAGAAGAACGAGTACGTTACCACTGAGGTACACTGGTCACAGGTGCCAGGTAGAGATGCAGTATGGAAAGAACAGACCATAGCGAACACATCAGAGGAACAGTTCAGAGTTGAGTTTGAGTGTGAGTTCCTGGGATCTGTTGATACTCTTATCTCCGCATCTAAGTTGAGGATGATGACATATGATGACCCTATACAGAAAAACAAAGGACTAGATGTATATGAAAAACCAGAGAAAGATCACCAGTATTGTATAACTGTTGACGTAGCAAGGGGTGTGACGAAAGATTATAGTGCGTTCTGTGTCATAGACACAACAACAATACCATATAAGGTGGTAGCAAAATATAGAAATAACACAATTAAACCACTACTATTTCCTAATACCATATATGATGTCGCGTGTGCGTACAACCATGCGTTTGTATTGGTGGAGGTAAATGATATTGGCGGGCAGATTGCGGACATGCTGCACTATGATTTGGAGTATGACAATATCCTTATGGCATCTATGCGCGGACGTGCAGGACAGGTAGTAGGACAAGGGTTCTCTGGTACTAAGGTACAACTAGGAGTCAAGATGAGTACAACTGTCAAGAAGACAGGGTGTTCTAATATGAAACAGTTGATAGAAGATGATAAGTTACTGATATCTGACTACGACATCATTGCAGAACTGACTACATTTATACAGAGAGGTCAGGCATGGGAAGCAGAAGAGGGTTGTAATGATGACCTTGCTATGTGTCTGGTTATGTTTTCATGGTTAGCAACATCAGATTACTTCCGTGAACTACATGACAATGACGTCAGAATGAGAATGTATCAGGAGCAGAAGGATCAGATCGAAGCAGACATGGCACCTTTTGGTTTTATTGACACAGGCATGGAGGAGGAAACCATAATTGACAATGAGGGTCAAGTATGGCATACTGATGAGTATGGCGATATGTCTTACATGTGGGATTACAGATGATTTCTTTTCTTTTTGCTAGTGCTGGTTTATTAAACCTTATGTTCTATGTTTTTGCAATAGGGTTCGTGGTATCTTTGATACTAGAACAGATTGTTAGAGCAAAACCATTATCACCCTTTGACGAAATAAATGAGAGAAATCTCTATATAGTACAGACCAACCGTAAATACTGTTGGAGACAAGCGTGGATAACAAATGTTTTCTGGTTCCTATGCAACATAGGTTTATATATTATATCTCGTAATATGCAAACACCCTCAGACACATTTTGGAACGGAATCTAATGGTAGTAAAAGTAGACAAATCAGAAGAGTTTAAAAAAAGTGGTAAGAGACTCATATCAGAGTATCCTCCACAAAAGAATCCTACTGAACGGTTACACGATGATATAAGAGAATGGACCTCGAAGGAGACTTCCTAGAATTAGAACATCTTATCCTAAAACAACGTGTCTGTAAGACATGTGGGGTAGAGAAAGATCTATTGACTGACTATTATAAGACTAGAAAAGACAGAGGTGCTATGCCCTCTGCTTTTTCGTATGAATGCAAATCATGTACAAAGATAAGAATTAAGAAAAGACGCAAAAACCCTGATATATCTGCATACTCCTACCCTGACTGGTGATGTTCACGTCCTGTTTCCCCACTGGAAACATACGTTTTTCTAAATATTAGTAGCATCCGAATTGAAATTTATCCGAGGAGTATACCCAGATGGCATCCACACAAATTTCCCCAGGTGTTGTCGTCCTAGAAAGAGATCTAACTAATACCGTAAATGCTACTGTTGATAACATAGCAGCGGTAGTTGGAACTTTTGAAAAGGGACCAGTAGATGAGGTTAGAACTATCTCATCCGAGAGACAACTGGTTGAAGAGTTTGGTAAACCAAACGACAGTAATTACGAGTATTGGTTCTCTGCTGCACAATTTATGTTGTACGGTGGATCAGTAAAAGTAGTTCGTGCAACAAGCACATCATTAAAGAACAGTATTGACACTACTACTGTAACCGATACAACATTCTCAGCAACAGACACTACACTAACAGTCGCTGAGTCAACAGACTTTGACACAGGAGATCTTTTAAAGATCGACTCAGAAATCGTCTCAATCACAGGAATCTCTGGATTGGACATCGCTGTGTCTCGTGGACAACTTAATACATCTGCGGTATCACACGCTGCATCCTCTCAGATCATGTTGATCGAGGCAGCAGGAACTACCACAACTATTAATGAGGGTGGTACCTTCTCTGATAGTGATACAACTCTAACTGTTACTAACGCATCTACATTAGGTGTACAGATCAACAGTTACATCAGAATCACTGATGAAATTATGCAAGTTACTGGTATCAGTACCAACGACTTGACTGTGACTCGTGCCCAACTCGGAACTGCTGCATCATCACACACTGACGGTGTTACTGTAACACTACTAACAGTTACTACTAACAAGACAACAATCAATGAGACAACCACAAGTGGTGTTACTCCTCCATTGATTAAGAACTTTGATGAGTACGAAGCAACAATAGAGACTGCTTCTAATAACTGGAAGTGGGCAGGAAAAACACCTGGAACATACGGAAACAGCATCAGAGTCGTAATGACTGACGCTGGTCCAGACCAAATTTTATACCTTGCACCTCCAACAACAGGTAACCCTGAGCATAAGTTAGAGGCAGGCAAGAAGGTTAACATTTCAGCAACTTCATCTTACTCACAGATTTATAGTTACGTCCTAGAAATTACCTTTGAACAGGGAGCATCCCTAGTAGGTTCTTTCGATGGTGGTAACTTCTTCACTGCTGTATCTGGTAACGTAACTGGTAATGTCGTATCATACGATCCAGTATCCAGAAAGGTTGAGATTACAGTTGATACAACATCATCTGATTACCTAGAAGTTGGAGACACAGTTACTGAACTATCAAATAGTGGCGGATCACCTGGTGCTGCAACTGGCGATAGCGGTAAGATTGCTGCAATTAACAGAAGACTATCTGTTGTAATGGACAAGGGAGCAACAAACTTCATTGCTAACCAAGTCATTAAAGAAGGTTCAACATACGCTGCTGACGGTGTAACAACAGCAGGACGCGACGTAAACATTGTTTCTATCGCATCTGAGTACGCAACTCGTGTATATGGTAAGAACGCTAAGTGGTCATCTATCGCAGACAGACCTGGCACTTCCGCATACGCAGCAGACAAGAACGGATTCCGTGACCTAATGCACATCCTTGTATTAGATGGAGACGGAGGAATTACTGGTGTACCAGGAACAGTTCTTGAAAAGTTCCTCAATGTGTCTAAGGCATCTGATGCTAAGTCACCACAAGGAACAAACATCTACTACAAAGATGTAATCAAAACTTCCTCAGAGTATATCTGGTGGGGTTCACACGAACTATCACTTGTACAAGATCTTGATAGCACTGCTACTGGTGATATCGGAACAACTGCTACAAACAGACAGTTCGACATCTTTAAGAACACATCTGCTATCTCTGACATTGATGATCCTACTGGAACAACTGCTGGTGCAGTACCAGTCATGTTCACTAAGGGAACTGCAACTATCAAATACTCCTTGAAAGGTGGAGTTGATGGTTACTCAGCAGAAAGAGACAAGTTGTTTGACGCATACGATTTATTCTCAGACCCTGAGACAGAAGAAATAGACTACATCATAGGTGGTCCAGGCATGAGCAATGAGGCAGACTCACTTGCTAAGGCACAGAAGTTGATTGACGTTGCAAACATCCGTAAGGACTGCATCGCATTCATCTCACCTCCTAAGTACTCTGTTATCGGTGTACCTAACACAAACACAATCGTAGAAAATACAATCGAGTTCTTCGATCAACTATCTTCTACATCATACGCAGTGTTCGATAACAACTACAAGTACATGTATGATAAGTATAACGACAAGTATCGTTATCTTCCATGTAACGCTGACGTTGCTGGTCTAACACTAAGCACCGCACTTAACTCAGAACCATGGTTCTCTCCTGCTGGATTCAACAGAGGACAACTATTAAACGCAGTTAAGTTAGCATACTCACCATTAAAAGATCATAGAGATCGTTTATATGGTTCAAGAATCAACCCTATCGTATCATTCCCTGGTGAAGGAAACATACTTTACGGAGATAAGACTGCACTAGCAGGAGCATCAGCATTTGATAGAATCAATGTTAGACGCTTATTCTTAGTGATCGAGAGAGCAATCTCAACATCCGCTAAGGGTCAACTCTTTGAAATTAACGATGAGTTTACTCGTAAGGGATTCAAAAACTTAGTTGATCCATACCTAAGAGGAGTTCAATCCGCAAGAGGTATTGTAGATTACCTAGTTGTTTGCGATCTAAGCAACAACCCTCCCGAAGCACAGGACCGTGGTGAGTTCTTTGCTGAAATCTTTGTTAAACCAACAAGGTCGATTAACTTCATCACACTTACATTTACTGCAACCAGAACAGGGGCAACCTTCGCTGAGGTAACACAGTAATTATTATTCACCACAAAAACAATAGGTAAAACTAATGGCATTAGAAGTAACAAAGGACATTATCTCATTCCGTAACTCGGTTAGAGAAGTTGCCCGCCCCAATCAATTCCAAGTTGAACTAGATTTCCCAGTTGGATTAGCACCCGCTTCTCCATCTGCACTAGCAGAATTTGGTACCTTCCTAGTTAAAGGAGCAAACTTACCAGCATCTACTGTTGGTACAGTTGAAGTTCCATACAGAGGAAGAGTCTTGAAGATTGCAGGAGACAGAACATTTGAACCATGGACTGTTACTGTTATCAACGACGAAGGGTTCAAGTTAAGAAACGCTTTTGAAGAATGGTCAGACAAAATCAGTAAACTTGCTGAGAACAGATCTTTCTTTGACAATGCAACACAGTATCAAACAAGTGCTGTTGTAAGACAGTTGTCAAGATCAGGTGGAGACATCAAAGCATACAAATTTGAAGGAATCTATCCTGTAAATATCTCCGCTATTGACTTAGCATGGGATAGTAATGACGCTGCTGAGGAATACACAGTTGAGTTTGCAGTCCAATACTGGGAACCATTCGGTGACAAGAAAGACGTTTACAACGCAATAGAGGTTTCTAAATCTGGAAGGGGCACCTAGAAACTTGTCTAAATAATAATGAAGTAATTAAAGTAAGATCCGATAATGTCAAATTTATTTGGTTATTCTCTTGATCGCAAAAAGAAGGGGCAAGCAACTACCCCTTCTTTCGTGCGTAAAGAATCTGATGACGCAGCGCAACCGATAGTAGCGGGTGGGTATTTCGGACAGTACGTTGAAATGGGCGACGCTGCTAATAAGGCAAGCGAAGCAGATTTGATTGGTCGTTATAGAGAAATGTCTCTACACCCAGAGGCAGATGCAGCGATCAATGATGTTGTTAATGAAGCGATAGCAGGGGACTTGAACGATCATCCAGTAGATATTGATCTTCAAAACCTCCGTGGATCAGCAAATTTAAAAACAAGAATCAAGGAAGAGTTTGATAACGTCCTTGTTCTTTTAGATTTCGACAGAAAAGCATACGATATATTCAGACGTTGGTACATAGATGGTAGATTATTCTATCATAAAATGATCGATACTAAGAATCCTAAGAATGGTATTACGGAACTTAGATACATTGATCCTAGAAAAATTAAGAAAGTTGTAGAGTTTGATAAACCAAAAGATAGATTACAACCCATAGATCCACAGACCGCTTCTATTGTTCCGCGTTCTGTTGAGTATTACATATACTCACCCAAAGGTCTAAAAGGATATGAGAACAATGGAATCAAGATTGCACCTGATGCAATAACGTATTGTCACTCAGGTCAGTTAGATATGCAGAGAAACTATGTTCTCTCACATCTACATAAAGCAATCAAGGCACTCAATCAACTTAGGATGATTGAGGATAGTTTGGTTATATATAGATTGTCTCGCGCTCCCGAGCGTAGGATATTCTATATTGACGTGGGTAATTTACCTAAGCAAAAAGCAGAACAATACCTCCGTGAGGTGATGTCTCGCTATCGTAACAAACTTGTTTACAACGCTGATACAGGAGAAATAAGAGATGACAAGAAATTCATGTCAATGCTCGAAGACTTCTGGTTACCACGAAGAGAAGGGGGAAGAGGCACGGAAATCTCTACTCTCCCAGGTGGACAAAATCTTGGAGAACTTGAAGACGTCAAGTACTTCCAGAAGAAACTCTACCGATCACTCAACGTACCCGAGTCACGCTTAGAATCTGATAACTCATTCAACATTGGTAGATCTGCTGAGATCACTCGTGATGAAGTGAAGTTTCAGAAGTTTGTCACCAGACTTCGTAAGAAGTTTAGTGATTTATTTAATGATCTCCTTAAAACTCAATGCGTTCTTAAAGGTGTTTGCACCTTAGAAGAGTGGGATGAGATTAAGGAACACGTTCAGTACAACTTTATTGCGGACAACTACTTCTCTGAAATGAAAGAGAAGGAAGTTATGAATGAACGTCTCGCTATGTTGCAACAAATGGATCCTTATGCAGGAAAATATTTCTCTGTTGAGTATCTAAGACGCAACATTTTACGTCAGACTGACAACGAAATTAAGGAACTGGATGAACAAATGGCAGCAGAAATTGCCGATGGGTTAGTTGTTTCTCCTGTTGAGATGCAACAAATGGAAAAAGCGCAGATGGAAATGTCTATGCAACCACCAGAACCACCTCCCGAGGAACCCAGTTTGTCTGAAAAGGACTATAAAAAGGGAGAAATCTAAATAGTATACATACACACATAAATTATGCCTTCTCAATCTGCTAATGACATCGTGAATGCGCTATTTGCTGGACAGAAAGATCTTTCTGATTATGTAGATACGCAAATGAAATCTCTTGCCATGGACTCTATCGAGGATATGAAGAAAGAGGTTGGGAAAACAATGTTTGCTCCACAGGAAGATGGACCAGAATCCACAGAGCAACCTGTTGATGCAATTCCACCTGATCAAACCGAGGAACCCACAGATGAAACTGATAACGGAACAAATTGATGATGCCCAGGTTGTAATAACTGAGGGTAAGAACGGTAAGAAACAGACCTTTATTGAGGGAGTTTTCTTGCAAGGAGAGATAACAAACCGCAACGGTAGACGTTATCCAATACAAACTCTTGCAAGAGAAGCAGCAACTTACAACGAAAAGTTTGTAAAAACTGGTCGTGCGCTAGGTGAATTGGGTCATCCCGAAGGTCCAACCATCAATTTAGATCGTGCATCTCACATTATTACTTCTCTAAAACAGGAAGGTAATAACTTTGTGGGTAAAGCAAGATTATTAGAGACCCCAATGGGTAAGATTGCTAAACAACTTCTTGATGAAGGTGTTAAATTAGGAGTCTCATCACGCGGACTAGGGTCTATCAAAGAAGAAAACGGTATCAAAGTTGTAGGAGAGGACTTTGTTCTTGCTACTGCTGCTGATATTGTCGCTGATCCGTCAGCACCTGATGCTTTTGTTAATGGCATCATGGAAGGTAAAGAGTGGGTACTTGCTGGTGGCGCAATAGCAGAGCAAGATATCGATGCAATTAAGAAGAGAATTGACAATGCTGCGCTATCGCAGATTGAAGAAAGGAAGATTTCCGCATTCAATTCATTCTTAAATTCTTTATAACTATAAATAATAATTAGCAACTATCAACACAGTTAGAAAAAACGGAGACCGTAATGTCTGAAAAACTTGAAACAACTCTGGATGAGCAAGGTGTAGTAACCAAGAATGCTAAACCTGGCGATCCTATGCCTAAATCTGAGACTGGTACTCCTGGTCAAGGTATACAAGATCTAGGTGGACCAACACCTTTTAACTCTAAACCAGATGACGATTCTAACAAGATGAAGACTGGTGGCGGACCAACAGCAACACCTCCACAAACAAAACCATCTGATGCATCAGGTCAAAAGGCAGAGTTTAGTACAAAAGGTGATGTACATGCTTCTCATGAACCAGAGGGAGAGGTAATCGAAGAAGAGCAGGAAGAGGAAACAATCCAAGTTGACCTATCTGCTGATGTTGCTGCACTAACTGAGGGTGAAGATCTAAGCGAAGAGTTCAAAGCGAAAGCAGCGACCATCTTTGAAGCAGCAGTGATCTCACGCTTAAACGAAGAACTAGGACGCATGCATGATGACTATGCAAAAGTCTTAGAAGAAGAAATTGAGTCTGTTAAGAACGAATTGGCAGAGAAGGTAGATGAGTACCTGTCATTCGCAACTAACAAATGGGCAAAAGACAACGCTCTTGCTATTGAGCACGGTATCAAAACCGAAATGGCAGAGTCAGTCCTTGCAGGACTCAAACAGGTTTTCTCCGAGAACTTCATCGATGTTCCCGAAGAGAAAGTTGATCTAGTCGACGAAATGACTGGACAACTCGATACTATGGAGAAGAAACTCAATTCACAAATCGAAGAGAACGTCGCTCTTACAAAAGAGATAGGCGGATATATCAAGAATGGGATAGTGACCGAACTATCTGATGGTCTTAGCGTTGCTCAGAAAGAGAAATTCGCTAGTCTAACAGATGCAGTTGAGTTTGAAAATGAAGAATCCTTCCGCGAGAAGGTCAAGACAATACGCGAATCATACTTCAACAATGGCAAACCAGAAGCGACAACAGTCTCAGAGGATGTCGAAGTTGATGCATCTACTCAGGTAGAAGGCACTATGGGCGCATACGTCAACGCACTTTCCCGCTGGGCAAAGTGATTAAATTACAATCAACCCTAATTTTTTAAAGCAAAATGTTCAACTCAGAACACTTGCAAGAAAAGTGGGCACCTATTCTAGAACATTCCGAGTTAGATAATATCTCTGATAAGTACAGAAAGGCAGTTACTTCAATCTTGCTTGAAAACCAAGAATCATTCCTCAAAGAGGAAGCAGGAATTCTTAACGAAGCTGCTCCTACAATGAGTGCTGGTACTGCTGGTTTCAGTGGTAGTTCAACCGCTACTGGACCTGTTGCTGGTTTCGACCCTGTGTTGATTTCATTAATAAGAAGATCAATGCCTAAGCTAATTGCTTATGACATTGCTGGTGTACAACCTATGACTGGTCCTACTGGTCTAATCTTCGCAATGAGATCACGCTACGGTACAAACAGAACCGCAGGCAGCGAAGCATTCTTCAACGAAGCAGACTCAGAGTTCTCAGCAGAGAACGCAGCATCAGACTTAGGTAGAACAGCACAGTCTGGATCTAACCCAGGTCTACTTAACGACAGTGGAACATACACCTTCTCAGGTGGTATGCCAACCGCTGAGTCAGAAGCATTAGGCGACGCTTCTGGTAACCAGTTCGCTGAAATGAACTTCTCCATCGAGAAGGTCACAGTGACTGCGAAATCTCGTGCGCTAAAAGCAGAGTACAGTTTAGAACTTGCACAGGACTTGAAAGCAGTTCACGGACTAGACGCTGAATCTGAATTGGCAAATATCTTGTCAACTGAGGTTCTTGCAGAAATCAACCGTGAAGTTGTTAGAACTGTGTATAAGGTTGCTAGACCTGGTGCTCAAAACAACACCGCAACTGCTGGTATCTTCGACTTAGACGTAGACTCCAATGGTAGATGGTCAGTTGAGAAGTTCAAAGGACTTCTATTCCAGATCGAAAGAGACATGAACGCAATCGGGCATGAAACTCGTCGTGGAAAGGGGAACATTCTAATATGTTCTGCTGACGTAGCATCAGCACTTTCTATGGCAGGCGTCCTAGATTACACTCCTGCTCTTGCTGGTAACTCAAACCTACTTCCTGATGACAATAGTTCCACACTTGCTGGTACATTGAACGGAAGAATCAAGGTTTATGTTGACCCATATTCAGCAAACGTAAGTGACAGACACTTCTATGTTGCTGGTTACAAGGGTAGTTCTGCATACGATGCTGGATTATTCTACTGCCCATATGTACCTCTACAAATGGTCAGAGCAGTTGGTCAGGATACATTCCAACCAAAAATCGGATTTAAGACTCGTTACGGAATGGTCGCAAACCCATTCGCAGAAGGCACCGACCAAGGTGGCGGAGATCTTGATCCTAACAAGAACAGATATTACAGAAGAGTCCTTGTTGACAACCTAATGTAAATCTTATATGTGAGTCCCCTCACATAACTGATCCCAGGGTCCTTCGGGACCCTTTTTTATTGTAAATAGTATATAACGAAAGCAAAAATATGAATGGTAGACTAGATAAAGTAGCAATGACCAACAGGTTAATGCAACTCAAAAGAGAACTACATTATAAATGCGAGATCGGTGAAAAAGGAGAATGGGAATGTAAAGGTGCTAACGAGTATCTAAATAGAACATTCGATATTCTCGATGAGTATTGGCAATAAGTCAATTATCTGTTATACTGTACTTTAAATAGGAGAACTTCCATGTTATCAGAAGTAATGAAAGACTCACCAGTAAGTGAGTACTTGAAACCTAAACGTAAAGTCGTTACCACAAGTCCTGCTGTAAAGAAGGCATATAGAAAAGGATACCTATCAAAGGTAGAACAAAAAGAAGTCTTCACAAGAGAAGAATGTGAAGCAATGATTGAGTTCGCTATCAATCAACACAATAGAAACGCAGGACAAATCAGCATGGTCCTAGGTTTCATATTCATGGCACTTTTCGCTGATGGATTATTCAGAGTTTTAGGATTGATCCCACCTTTCATGGGACTAGATGTAAATATAATTCAAGACGTAGTTGATGCGATCAAAGACGAGGTAGTCAAACAACTATAAATACCTAAAAATAGGTAGGAAAATGCCACAAGACTATGGTCAGTGGAACAAACAGATTGAGAATAGAAACTTTCTATCCCCAATCGGGTTTAAGTTGCAGATAGATGAATATCCAAAGACTGCGTATTTTGCACAGTCTGCTAATATCCCTGGTGTTTCTACAAATACAGTAGAGCAACAGACTGGTATGGGTCGTCCAATTCCATACGAAGCATTTGGACTTAACTATGAACCATTTAATCTGACGTTCCTAGTTGACGAGAATTTAGAGAACTATTTGATATTACATAACTGGTTGACTGCTATTGCGGGTGGTAGAGAGAGTCTTGCAGAGCGTCGTACATTAACAAGAAACTATGCAGTCCGTTGTGACGCATCACTTGCTGTGCTTAACAGTAATTTCCAAACAAATTTCTTTGTGACATTCAAGGATCTATTTCCTGTGTCCTTGAATGCATTGGAATTTAATGCTACAATAGATGGTACGGAGTATGCTACTGCAACAGCAGAGTTTAGGTATGCTGTGTATAATATAGAAGACGCTAACGGTATCGTAAGAACACAATTAGAATGAACCTTGATGAAATTCGTGATATGTGGAGGGAGGACTGTAAGATTGACCAGAACGACCTCGACACTGAGAACTTTAAATGTACAGTTATCCATGAGAAGTATCTAAACATATGGTCTCACTTTCGTCTGATGCTATCAGATGCTGAGACAAAAGCAAAGATACTATACAAGATGAAGTTTGAATACTATGCTGGGAAAGCACCAGCAGCAGTATATGCTGAGAAACCATTTAATCATAAGGTACTCAAAGGTGACCTCAATACTTACATCTGGGCAGATGAAGAATGGTTAAGGAACAAACAGAAAATTGACTACCTTCAAACTGTTATAAATTATTTGGAGATGATTCTTAAACAGTGTGCCAACCGTGGTTTCCAGATAAAGAACTATCTTGAACTGAGAAAACATGCAGATTATTGACTACATTAATTACAAAAAAGAATGAAGTTTATTTGAAAGTGAATGCTGAACCTCATGTTCACCAAGAACTAAGTGATCACTTTCAGTTTGATGTGCCTGGGGCAAAATACATGCCACAGTATCAGAAATATAAATGGGATGGAAAGATCAGATTATACTCTCCTGCTACTGGTGAGATATATGCTGGTCTTTTTGATTATCTGACTGACTTTCTAGAAGAAAGAGGTTACCACTATCAGATACAAGACAATAACATCTATGGAAGACCGACAGATACAGAACTTCTCGTATCACCTGAGGCTATTGCGGGGTTTGTTAGATCTCTATCAATTCCGATTAAGGCACGAGACTACCAGTTACGAGCAGTTTACCAAGCACTTAAATACAATCGCAGACTTTTACTTTCCCCGACGGGATCAGGAAAATCCCTGATAATATATGCCATAGTAAGATGGCATCTGCATTTTGATAGAAATATATTAATTATAGTTCCAACAGTATCATTAGTAGAGCAGTTATATAAAGACTTCAAAGAGTACGGATGGAATCCTCGTGGATACTGTCATAGAATCTCAGCAGGAGCAGAGAAATTTACAGAGAAACCAGTTGTTATATCTACATGGCAGAGTATATACAAGGAACCCCGAAAGTTTTTTAAGAAGTTTGATGTAGTTATAGGAGACGAAGCACACTTATATAAAGCAAAGTCATTGTCGGGTATCCTCACCAAGTGTCATGACGCAAAACATAGAGTGGGACTGACAGGGACACTAGATGGCATGCAAACTCATCAGTTAGTGTTAGAGGGTTTGTTCGGTAAATGCGACAGAGTAACACAGACAGTTGACCTCATGAAGAAGGGTCATCTTGCACCCTTATATGTCAAGATCCTAGTGTTGAAGCACGGTTTCGTACCATTTGAGGACTACCAACAGGAAATGGATTGGATAGTACAGAACCATAGACGCAACACCTTGATAACTAACCTAGCACTTGACTTGTCAGGTAACACCTTGGTTCTCTTCAATTACGTCGAGAAACATGGTATTCCCTTGAACGAAATGCTAAATAGTAAAGTAAAGGATGGTCGTAAGACGTTCTTTATACACGGTGGTATTGATGCATATGACAGGGAGGAGGCACGCTCGGTTTGCGAGAAAGAAAAGAACGCAATCATTCTTGCTTCTTATGGGACTTTCTCTACTGGTATCAATATTAGGAACTTACATAACGTAATTTTCGCAAGTCCATCTAAGTCAAGGGTTCGCAACCTTCAATCTATTGGACGTGTCCTTCGTAAGGGTGATAACAAAGCACAAGCAATGCTATATGATATAGCAGATAACTGTGCTCGTGGATCAAAAAAGAACTATACTATAAGACATCTTGATGAACGAATTAAGATATACAATGAGGAATCTTTCAATTACGAAATAAAGGAGATCAAACTCAATGATTAACTACATTCGACACGACGAACAATTTTACGGAGTATGTAAACTCTCCGTAGGGGATGAGGTATTGGGTGAGATAATTGTCACAGAAGATCCTGAGACTAAAACAGATCTAATATTCATTCAGCATCCTGCTAAGACTAAGGTTATTGATTTAGATCATCCTGTCAACCAAAATTCCAAAGAACAAAAAGTGGCGATGGGATTTATTAGGTGGATGAATTTTAGCGACGAAGACTTTTATGTTATAAGTGAAAAAGATATAATGACGATAGCACCAATGTCTCCTGCATCAATTATGATGTACAAGAGATGGGTCAGAAAAGAAATCCAAGGACTACCTGAGAAAGAAAGGGAAGTACCCATGAATAGTTCTATGGGATTATTAGATACAGTAGACAATGCCCGACAACTTTTAGAAAGAATCTATAAGAACCCTAAGTTACCAGATATAAACCAATAGAATATCCCTTCCAACCCTCACAGTGTTGAGTGTACACAGAAATTAACAACTTGTCAAGCTAGTTGCGTTTTCTGTGTTTTTTTGTTAATATAAGTACATCCGAACGGATATTATGCCCCGCAAATCTACCAAGAAAAAAGAACATTATGTAGATAACAAGAAGTTCCTAGCAGCATTAGTCGTATATCGTGCTGAATGTGCTGAGGCAACTGAGAAAGGACTCGGTAAACCAAGAGTTTCAAACTATATTGGCGACTGCTTTTTAAAAATAGCAACTCATCTATCATATAGACCTAACTTTATAAACTACATGTATAGAGAGGACATGATCGGAGACGGTATTGAAAATTGTATTCAATACATTCATAACTTTGACCCCGATAAATCCTCCAACCCATTCGCGTATTTTACGCAGATCGTTTATTATGCATATTTAAGACGTATTGCAAAAGAAAAACGACAACAAGCAATACGAGAAAAGATTCTGGAACGCAAAGGTTACGAAGAAGTCTTCCACTCAGATGACCTAGATAACATAGCAGACTTGAACTATATCAAGTCCAGAGTCGAAACAAACACACGATACAACTGATGGGAATTCTCTCTCAACTTAAAGTCATGTTCGCTGATGAATTTGATTTTACCAAAGCAGACTACAAATTAATTTGTGATGCTTTACATAAACGTCAACGAAACTACATTGCTGGTGATCGGATGTTTAAACATTATGGAATCTTACTTGAAAAATTCACCCGACTCTATGAAACTTCTTCTGATAACTGATCAACATTTTGGTGTAAGGAATGATAGTCCTGCATACATTGAACAGTATCGTAAGTTTTACAAAGACACTGTATTACCTTATATTGATAAGAACAAGGTAACTCATATTGTAAATCTTGGCGACACTTTCGATAGACGTAAGACTATCAACTTCTCATCACTAGATGCTGCCAAGGAAATGTGGTTTGATCCCATTAGAGAACGTGGTATTAAAATGTGGTGTATTGTAGGTAATCATGACATCTATTTTAAGAATACATTGAAGGTCAATAGTCCTCAGTTACTACTGGAAGACTATCCTAATATAGAAATAGTAGAAGAACCAAAGGATGTAAACATAGGTGGTCTCGATATATTGATGCTCCCTTGGAGGTGTGAGGAAAACACACACAAGTGGAGAAAGATAATAGAAGATACCAAGAGTACAGTATGTCTAGGACATCTGGAACTCAGTCAGTTTGATCCTATCCCAGGATATACTATGGATCATGGTGATGATCCTGCTCCTTTTGAGAAGTTTGATGTAGTATGCTCAGGTCATTACCATCACAGGTCATGCAAGGGTAATATTACTTACCTTGGTAATCCGTACCAACTCTACTGGAATGACTTCGGTACAGAAAGAGGGTTTCATGTACTAAATACTAAGACAAAGAAACTGACGTTCATAAAGAACCCTAATAATATGTTCAATAAGATATATTATAGGGATAATGAAACTGCTCCTATTGACTATAAGTCTCTAACTGGCACATATGTAAAGTTGATCGTAGAAAAGAAAGAAGATCAAAAGTTGTTTGATAGTAAACTCGCTATGATCTTGCTATCAAATCCTGCCGACTTAAAAATTATAGAAGATACCTTTATGGTATTGGATGAAATAGACGAGACCGTAGAAACAGAGGACACTTTATCAATCCTAAACAAATGTGTGGCAGAGGTCGACCACAAGGATGAAGTCTTTGGTATACTTAAATCTTTATATGTAGAAGCACAACGAGTCTAATGTTTGTATTAGTTGACAAAGCAAGCGGAGGGGTGTATGCTGTAAAGGATGACACCATTACAGAACGTGTTGTGCAACTCTTCCAAGAAGAAGACGATGCTGTTAGATATCACGAGTATCTTATCGCAGCAGATTATGATAGAGAATTAATAATTACACCATGTGACGAGCAACAGGTAAAAGATAACTGTGCGTCATTTGGTTATGTCTATACAGTAATTAAACCAACTGATATTGTTTATCCCCCAAGTGATTCTGACTAAATGATTGTTTTTGAAAAGATTAGATGGAAGAATCTGTTGTCCACTGGTCAGCAGTTTACTGAAATCAATCTAAATGATACTGCGTCTACATTAATTGTAGGTAATAATGGAGCAGGCAAGAGTACACTTCTTGATGCTCTTTGTTTTGGTCTATTTGCAAAACCATTTAGAAAGATTAGTAAGACACAATTAATCAATACAGTAAACGAAAAGGAATGTGTAGTAGAAATAGAATTTAATATTGGTAGTATTGCATATAAAGTTGTCAGAGGTATGAAACCATCTAGGTTTGACATCTATCAGAACGATAAGAAATATGAATCAAATGCATCTGTTGCTGATGACCAGAAATACCTAGAACAATCTATTCTAAAACTAAACTTCAAGTCATTTACACAGGTAGTTATTCTGGGTAGTAGCACGTTTGTACCTTTCATGCAACTGACAGGTCCTAATCGACGTGAGGTTATTGAAGATATTCTTGACATCCAGATCTTCTCTCAGATGAATGTGCTACTGAAAGAAAGAGTCAAAGAGATCAAAGAAGAACAGAGGTCATGTGAATATGAAATGGATATTGCACAACAGAAAGTTGAAATGCAAATCCGTAATATTGAGAACCTAGAAAAGGTTGACACTTCTTTGATGGAGAAGAAGCAGAAAAAGTTTGATCAAAATGAAGAACGTTGTATAGAAATTAAATCTAGAATCAAAGAACTAGATAAGAAATGTGACACGTTAGAACCACAGATATTAGAACTAGACAAGGCAGTAGATAAGCACGAGAAGTTCAAAGAGATGCGTACCAAGATCAAATCTAAATTTGATAACTCTCGTAGAGAAATGGATTTCTTTGAGAACAATCACACATGCCCTACATGTACCCAAGAGATTACTGAACAGTTTAAAGAAGCAAAGATAAAGTATCTTGCAGAAAAAGGAACTGAATTAGCAGCAGGATCTAAACAAATTACTGATGAGATTAAAAAACTTGCGACCACAGTCAAAGATCTCAGGAAGAAATCAGAAGAGATTAATGGTTACAGGTATGAAATACAGGCATTGACACATGAGGAAACTAAACTACTCAAAGAAAATACTGCTATCCTAACTGAGGTAGGTAGTGATACAACAAACTTAGAGAACGAGAGACAAGAATTAGTTGTTATCAAACAGCAACTAGAAGAAAAGAAAGATGACTGTGCCAAAGTCAATACACAAGCAAACTATCTTGGTATTGTAGGTGAGTTGTTGAAAGACAGTGGTATCAAAACAAAAATAATTGCTAAGTTTATACCACTTATCAATGCTAGAATTAATAAATATCTGCACAGTATGGATTTCTTTGTAAACTTTACACTAGATGATAATTTTACAGAGAAGATCCTATCTAGATTTCGTGATGACTTTACATACTCCTCATTCTCTGAGGGTGAAAAGCAAAAGATTGACCTAGCACTATTGTTTACATGGAGAGAAGTTGCACAACTTAAAAATAGTGTGGCAACTAACCTACTCATTCTTGACGAAGTGTTTGACTCATCACTAGATCAATCTGCTACGGACGAACTGATGAAGATATTAAAGAATAAGTTAGACAAAACTAATTTGTTTGTGATTTCACACAAAGGTGAAGTCCTAATTGACCGCTTTGATAAGACGGTTGAGTTTAAGAAAGATGGAGATTTCTCAAATTTATATTTGACAAACGCATAGTCTCCTGTATAATGAAATTAGTATCTAAAATTTATGTTTTTAGCAAGTTGCCCACCAGTCTATACCCTACCAGGGACTTGGACAAAGTGTAACGCAATAATCCCACACTATAATGCTAATCCTAATATCACATTTGGTATTTCAATAGCAGTCATTACTGTACTGTTAGCAGGATTTGGTATATACAAAGGATTCTTTGCCAATAAAGATCTAGCAGACCCTTGGGATGATCACGATGACTAATTATGGACTTGAAGTAGTATTCTGGGTCACACTTGGAGTACTTTTAATCTACCAATACGAGAATAGAAAATGAATGACCTGACCGTGGGTATTTACTTCCTCATGTTTGCAATAGTAGCAGGAAGTAGTTTCGCATTTATGTTTGTTATGATGCGAACCACGATTGAGGCAGTTAATAAACCTGTAAGAAATGTACATCCAGAAATGAAAGACGTACAAACAGGTGATGAGTTACTTGTATTTAAACCAGAGGAAGATGATGATGAACCTGACACAGTGGTGGTAAGAAGATAATGTATCATAATAACTTCTTCACTGACGAACAATGGGAATGCATAAGAGTATGTGTAGCAAATGCACCTATACCTTATGACATTACAAAGAAAAAGATTCCTGCTG